TGGGACAAGCAGGATTGGGACAAGCAGCAGGATTGGGACAAGCAGGATTGGGACAAGCAGGATTGGGACAAGCAGGATTGGTACAAGCAGGATTGGGACAAGCAGGATTGGGACAAGCAGCAGGCTCACAAATTGGACAACAAAAGTCGGATACCACCTACCCATATACACCTACATCAGATCCAATGTCTCGTCCTGGATCTTCAAGTGGATCTGTATCATCGCCATCAACTGAATCTTCGACTTTAACTTTACATGGTGTGACCCCATTACCATTAGATGTAAGTTCGGCTGATGTCCGGCCCACTTCTTCTTTTCCATCTGGGTTACCACAACCCCAATATCAACAGCCCACGCCCACTCTGTTGGATTTGGAGAACCCCCAAACGAATCCAATAGTAGGCTCACAAATTGGACAACAAAAATCGGATACCACCTATCCATCTACACCTACATCAGATCCAATGTCTCGTCCTGGATCTTCAAGTGGATCTGTATCATCGCCATCAACTGCATCTTCGACTTTAACTTTACATGGTGTGACCCCATTACCATTAGATGCAAGTTCGGCTGATGTCCGGCCCACTTCTTCTTTTCCATCTGGGTTACCCTCCGACCAGGAGAAATCTGAGATTTCTCGCCAATCTTTTGATATGGAGCGCCCAAAAACTTCCGCATCTATTTCAGAATTAGATCCATCTCGCCAAGATATGTCATTTTCGGGACAACCAAGTGATCTCACTACATTGGACCTTACACTTCCTCCGGAAAAACAAATAAAGTCTACACCCGGAGCTTATAATTTGTATTATAATCCAGATAGTCAAGCCACAACAGACGTTCCGTTGATAAAAAATGTTAACATAGATAAACCAGAAGATACCGAAACCAAGGAGGGCATTCGGGATGAATTATCAAAAATACATTCAGCCCAAGTTTCATATGATCAAAAGTTAACACAAGAAACTGTACAATCTGTCTTGGCAGATTTTGATAAATTAATCCCAACTACTTTAACTACAGTTGATGATAATATTAGTAAACTTTTAAACATACACAAAGATAATTCTAAACGTTTGTTTGAGGATTCCATTAAATCTGTTGAAAATAATATATCTCAAATAGCACCTTCTATTGGGGTTGATCCCAAAATATTAAGTCCATTGTTGGATGATTATAAGAGGTTATATTCTAATCATATAATGGAATTGGTTAGATCCGCAGATAAAATTAAAACCGACACATTAGGTCAAATAAAAGATGATACTTTAAAATATAAAGAAGATGTGTTGATTGATACTATGAAAAGAGATATGGAACGGTTGACAAAAATAAATGATGAAAATTTAAATAATCTTAAAGAGTCTCATGATAAAGAAAATGCATTAAAATTAAAGGTTGTATCTTTGACAGATGAACTCAAATATTTAAACCAAAGACAGGCATCCGAATTAGAATCAACTATAAGCCGAGATACAAGTTCAGAAGACGCATTAAATACTATTAAAGATAATTTTAATAAATCTTTGGAAGAAGAGAAACGAAAGACCGAAGAAGTTGCAAATTCTTACAAAGATATGTTGGCAAATTTGCGGGAAGAAAACGACAAACTTAGAGCATCAGTATTAGCAGATGCCGAACTAGACAGTAAAGCAATAGAAAATAAACTTAAACAAAACAATGCAACCCACGAAGAAAACTTAAACAAATTAAAATTGTCATATGAAAAGCATAAAACATCATTAGATGAACAACACGCACAAGAAATAAACACCATGAATGAAATTATTAGTAAATTGAGAAATAAACATACAGATAAAGGAGAATTGAGCAAAGTGATCGAAACAGCAAAAAATGAAAACGTGGTTTTGAGGAAAAGACTGTCAGAATTAGATTTAGAAAAAACAGCAAAAATAGAAGAGTTGGATCAAAATTTCAGATTTATAAAACAAGAAAATGAACGTTTATTGAAAGAGCATGGTGAAAAAATGTTAACAAAAGAAACGTTATTAAAAGAGAGACAAGAAGAATTAACAAAAGCCAAACAAGAGTTAATAAAACTAAAATCAGAATTATCTGAAAACGATAAACAACAACTTGTGGATTCCATTAAACGAGATAAATCAATCTTGGAGAAAGAATTAACTGATATGTCATCTAAAAGTCAACGTGATTTATTGGAATTAAAAACAGAATTAAGAAAAATTCAAAATAATTTAACCACATGTTCAAGAGAACAGGTTGTTAATGCATCGGAAATAGATAGATTAACAAAAACAAATGAAACTCAACGTCAAAATATTGATAATATGGCTCAAATTAAAACTCAAATGGAAGTTTTGCAACAAACAATTAGTCAGAAGGAAGAAAGTGCAGACGAAGAATCTAAAAAATCTCTGTCAGATATGAAAAGTATGATGGCTAGATATAATGAAAAGGAAAATCTTTATGAATCAATACGTCAAAATGATGAAAAAGAAAAGGAACAGTTTATCGCAAAAATAAATCTCCAAAATGAAGAAATTCATAATCTTAAACTTACTTTAAATAATATGGAACCAGAATATAAATCTCTTTTGTCTGAAATAAATTTGGTGAAAACCGAATACAAAAATGTACAGTTGGAAAACGAAAAACAAAAATCCACCGTAAGAGATTGTAGAGTTAATGTCCAAAGTTTAATCGCGCAATTAGAAGAATACCAAAATAGAGAAGTAAGAACTAAACAAGAAGAATTGACTAGAATGCAGGCCCGAGAAAAAAAACGTATAGCTGACGAAGAAAAATTAAAGCAAGAACGACTGGAACAGGAAACGGCCGAAGAAACACGAAGACAAATGAGAAAAGAAGAAGAAGAGCGCAAAAAACAAGAAGAAATAGACCGACTTAAAAGGCAGGAAGAAGAGATTCGACGAAAACGAGAAGCAGAAGAAGCAGAAAAATTAAGAAAAGAAGAAGCGGAAAAAAAACGTCAAGAAGAATTACGTAAACGTGTACCTTCTGCTGTTCCAAAAGACACATCATTGGCAGAGCTCTGCGAACAGTTGAAAGTAAATATGAAAAAAAATCACGACAATATAAAGGGTTTTGATGCTAAATTTCAAAAAATTCTCAAAAAGTTATCTCCACAAATTTTAGAAGACAAAAAAAAAGATATGCACAAAAACGTTAAATCAAAACTTGAGTATTTTTTAAAACACGATAAATCTTTATTGAAAAAGGATTTTTATGATGTCATTGGAAATCAATTTTCGGAATTTTTAAAAAAAGATTGTACTGAAGGAGAAAATGTCAAAGAATTTAAGGCATTTGAGAAAAAACAAGTTGACGTGGATGATAGATATAAAAAGGCAGTAGATTTATACGAGTCTGTAAATGGACTTGGTAGAATATTTCTTAGACAAAAGCCCGCCCACGATGGAAGCGAAATTAGAACAGTCGAACAGGAAGGTTTGCAAGTTCAACAAATACGAGATGGGCAGACTGTAGGAAGAGGGAGGGGCGCAGGAGAATTTGATGTTATTTTAGACCCAAAAGCATCAAATTTAGACGTTTTTTCTTATGTAAAAGATCTCCTTGAAACTCTCGTAACAGGAAGCAATTTAATGTTTTTGGTTTATGGACAGTCTGGTAGTGGGAAAACATATACCCTATTTGGAAAAGAGAAAAATCCCGGGATATTGGGATATACTGTTGGATATTTGAAAAGAAATACAAAACTATTTGATTTTAATTCCATTTCCATTAATATATTTCAGCTTCATGGAAAAATGAACAACGGTAAAATATATGATATAGTGGATGCCGAATTAGAAACAGATATTTTAAGAAAAAGAGCCAACATAAATGAAGAAGTCAAACAAATGTTCGAGAAAGAACGCGCCAATACAGGAGACCCCCATAAACGAGAAGAGAGAATTAAACAAATAGCGAAAGAACAAGAAAATATAGACATGGTTGGGCGTGCAAAGGCCGTAAGAAGTATAGAGTTATTAAACAGCTTGGCATATACAAATAGAACGTCAGATACTAGTATAAAAAATATCAAAACTCAACTTAAATTAAGAGAAGAGGGGTTAAGTAATGATGACGCGGCGCAACATTTAACTGAACAATTGACTTACTATTTGGGTGAAAGAAGGTTTCAGAGGGCTATGCCAGCTAATCATGAATCGAGCAGATCCCATGCATTTGTGGTTATAAATATTAATACTGTGGCAACAAGTTCTTCTCCATCTAAGAGAGTTAAAATAGTTTTTGGGGATCTTGGAGGAAACGAAAAAATCTTATTGTCATCAACAAATTCTAAAGCATATTTTGAAGGCGAGTATATTATCAAATCTTTAGGAGATTTAAGAAATAATATTCTTCCTGAAATAATAACTGGTAAATCTCCTGCAATTGGAAGTGTAACAAGAGAACTTAAAAAAATAATCGATCATTATATCAGACCAGACCAATCAGAATTCCAAAATAAGATAGTGTTGTTTATTCATATTTATGGATATAAGGAAAAAGGTGATGGTAGATCCGATGAAACGGAATCATCTAAAATGAAAAATAAATCTATAAATGAAACAGTCAAAAATACATTAGAGTTTGTTGATTCTATAAGAGAAATGACATAAAATTTATATTTAGATTATTATAAATATTTGATTTTAGTCATGAGAATACGCCATATATATTGTAGTTGTTCTGAAAAGCCATGGATTTCTTGTAGGCGAATGTGTAGATGTGTTTGTTGTAAAAAAGAGTATTGTGGAATGAAAGGAATATGTTGTAGTATTTGGGGCGGAAAACCATCTGCTAAATGTGCTTTCAACACCACATGAAAAACGAACCACAAAAGCAGGAAACAAATACAAGTAAATTCTCAAAAGTATATTTCACTTTTAAAAAGTGAAATTTAGGACATTAAATGTTCTTTTTTACAAATTCTTGTAATTTATAAGATACTTTGCATAATTCTATTACAGTATTTTTTGGGGATATTGTTTTATCTTTTATATTTTCGTTTTCATAAAATTTATCCAAATTAATATTTTTTTCTGTTGAATATTTTTTTAGGAAGTCTAAATATTTATTTATAATATTTTTCGATATTGTACTACAATTTCGTCCTTTTTTAGAATTCCCTCTTGAAAATATCTTCAAAATTTGTTTATTGTCTTCTTTAACGTATTTCAATTCATGTTCAAAAATAAAATCTTCTATAACAGTATTATCTTCATCATCTTCGTCAATTTCATGTTCTTGGCTAATTAAATCATATATTTCCAAAGTTATATTTTTATCTATGTTTAAAGTTTTCCAACTCCCTTGATAAAATCCTTTAAGACCTTCATCAAATGATGCATATTTTTTGGTATGAGCTTTTGTGTGGTAATGGGGTATAAGTTTATGGATTATATCTATATTATATTTTTGAATTTTATCTGGCATATCTTTAAATAAGATATAATTATTATGTTCTATTTTATCAATAAATTGCACTAATTTATCATTGTTTGAATTTATAAATTTTTCAAAAATCCAAACTTTCACATATATAGGAAATTCGTTGTATGTGTCTTCCTGTGGATCTTTTAAAAAAGTTTTGATGTTGTCTACATTTTTTTCTATAATAAACGCAATATCATTATCAAATTCTATATCACTTAAATATAATTTGGTAGGTTTTGTTAATAAATTAATACAATTAACAGTTGAATCTATGTTTGTTCCTATTGGGTTAAGAAATATTATATTTTGTATAACTCTTATATAACACCATCGATTTTCGGAATTTAAAATTGTAGTTTCTTCAATTATCAATTTATAAATATAATGTAAACATTCAGATCTATGGAATGGAAGTAATATAATAATTTCTTCTAAATCATAACTATTTTTTACTTTAAATAGATCACTTAAACATTTGGAAAATTCATTACGCAATTTATCGTTATCTTCCAAAATCGCTAATGACTTAAAATTTTTCGTTTCTGGAGTTTCTAAACACGTATAATTTTCTTTACATTTCTTAAAATTGCATTCTATACTATAATCTGTCATTGTATCCATGTGTCTTTGTAGGTTATTATGACAATCTATAGATATTTTGTCAATTATATGTAAAATTTCAGAATTTTTTTTGAGTTTTTTATTTAAACTAATTAGTCTTTGGCCAAAATATAAATTAAAGTTATTCGTATTTTCTATTCCTATAAAGTGTCTATATATTTTAACATATGATTGATTACCTATATGATGAGTTTTTCCTCTAATTATACGAGCTATAGCTTGTGCCATTATAGAATAATCATATTGTATAACTGCATGAACCTGTCTTCCGTTTATAAAGTTGTATCCTTGTGCTATTTTTTTACTTCCAATGATCAATTTTAAATATTTTCCACACTTGTTTTTGGGATTAGCAAATATTTTTTGGACGTTCTCGATATCTAGAGGAGACGTAAATCCATGATTTGATGAAACCAAAACAAACCGTTTATATTTTTCTTTAAGTAAAGTTTGTGATGGTTTCGTATCAATAAGTTCACCTAATATACGCTCTAATTTTGAAGTTGTATTCACATATATTAGATTATTTGTTTTTAATATTAACGCAAAGAGTTTATTTCCAAAATTTGTTATTCTATCATTAAAAAAGAAACCAGATTCTTTATTATTAGTCTGATCTTCAAATAAGTGCATCTCTTTCATAACATTATAATATAATATACAGTGAGTTTTTAAAAAATTCTCATCTTTTAAATGATGTTTATATTTTCCTTTATAGTCTGCTATAGTATGGCCTTGTGGGGCCGAAAAAAAATAGTTTTTTTCAGAATCTGGAATTTGATTTATATTATCCTTTTGGTCCCCCGAAACATTATTAAAATATAATTTAAACATAGATGTATCTTTGGTTCGTTTATCTGTCATTTGGCCAGTTTTAATGTTTAAATACTGACCAATATCTATAAGTTTGATATTTCCAAATAACATTTTCACTGTGCTAATTTTCCCCGTTAATTTCTTCTCTATTTCTAACCTCCGCTCATCAATTAAGTTATTATTAGTGTCAAAATAATCGTTTGTTATTGGCAGTTTATTTTTTTTTGTTAATATAAGGTTTACTATTTCGAATAATTTTAAATATGTACTAGTTATAGGAGTTCCAGTCATTAAGACAATTTTAATATTCTTATCTAAAATATTTAAAAAATTTCTTTCAACCTTTCTGTATAGACTTTTTGTCCATGCCTCTTGATGATCTAAATGAATAAGATGGACTTCGTCGACTATTACCATATCGAAATTTGTAAAATATGTATCATCACTTTTTGTTATATCATTAAACGATTTTATAAGTATTTTATTTGAATTTATATAATTTTTAAAATATATCATTTGTTCTCGCGAATATGATTTAATATGATTTTCTTCTTCAGGATCCAGATCTTCCAACATAATTTTTCTAAAATTTCTTTTGCTTGCCTCACTTTGAACAATAATCAAACATTTATATGAATTATCAAAAAGTATATTGGATATCATAACAAGTAAAGAAATTCTAGTTTTTCCGCTTCCCATAGAATGATTTAACAATAGATGTTTGTGGGGACTTTGGGGAGACAAAAATGTTTGAATAAACTTCTGATAAAAACGTATTCCATCATTTACATCTGTATATTCAAACAATTCATTTTTGTTTAAATATTTGCTAAAATTACAATCTACTTTGTTAAAAAAAGGCAATAAATCGTTCACATATTTCATTTTTAATAATTAATATATTTTGTTATGATTATTTTAAAAATTTTATCTAAAAAATTTTTATTAAATATAGTTGTTAAATAGTTTATATCCAAAATGGCAGATGAGGACGAAAATAATGATTATGAGGACGATCTCGAAACTATAGAAGATGAAGATGAAGATGTCGAAAGCACAACTCAAGAAAATATTGAAATTCTTGCAGCTGACGATTTAGGGGGCGGAGGGAAAAATGTAACACGGATTACAACACCATATATGACAAAATATGAACTGGCTAGGGTATTGGGAACACGAGCTCTCCAAATTTCCATGTGTGATCCAGTCCAGGTCGAATTGGATGGTGAAACGGATCCGTTAAAAATTGCTATGGAAGAGTTGAGACAAAAAAAAATTTCAATAATTGTTCGACGATATTTACCTGACGGAAATTATGAAGATTGGAGAGTTGACGAATTGTTTATAATGGATATGTAATCTATGAACCTTTGAAAAATATTAGTAGACAAGTTGTGTTTACTAGCGTCTAACAAAAATAAAAAATATTTTATATATTTTTTCATTTTCTATTTCAACAATGAACATTCGAGAAATATATTAGTAGACAAGTTCTCTACCAGCGTCTGACAAATCTCAGACACAAAAAAACACTAAAATATATTCGGTAACAATATTAAAAAATATTTTTTTTATTTTTCATTTTATATTTCAACAATGAACATTTTTTTTTAACTTTTACATTTGAGAATTAGTATACAAGTTGTTTACTAAAATCTTTAAAATCTCTAACATACTCTCAGACACAAAAAAACACTAAAATATATTCGGTAACAATATTAAAAAATATTTTTTTTATTTTTCATTTTATATTTCAACAATGAACATTTTTTTTTAACTTTTACATTTGAGAATTATTATTAATTTAATTATTATATATAATTTAAAATAAATTATAATAATGTTGCGATATAAAAAAAGAGTGTATAAATTATACATTGTATATAAGTTTAGACTTTCTAAACTTATTATCAATTAAATAATCGTAAATAAAATTTCAATTAAGTTATTGTTTAGTAATATATAACTGTATATAAATGATGTCATTTATCTAAAATAATATAGACGCTTATGTAAAATATTATAGTTTGTATACTATAAAATATACCTCCTTCCCGCTTAACTTAATTGAGATTTTTGGTAACAAATTTGTTTGTTATAAAGTTTCTTAGACAAATTATTATTGTTTGTATGTAGTTTAAAAATCCCACTACGCCTAACTCAATTTATATTTCTAATGTAAAAATTTTATTATTATTGTCGTCAAATTAATTGGTAGATGAATTCCTACGCCAATATTCAAACAGATTATATATACCATTTAGCCGACTTGCATATTTACAAAAAATTTAGACTAAAAGAATGGAAACATGTATTAGATGCGTGTTCCGAAAAAATAGTTAACGGGGCCAAACCAAACTCTATAACCGTGATTGCCGGGGATATTTTTGATAAGTCTAAATATGTAGATGCCCAATCGTTAACGTTGTTTTCTAATTTTATAACAAGCATCGCAAAAAAAACACCCGTGTTTTTAATCGCGGGAAATCATGACGTAGATAAATTTAACATCCATGACGACGACGAAACAGATTTAATACAATCTTTGTTTAATTTTACTGATGAAGGGAAACGAAATATATGGTATTTAAAACACACCGATAGTTACCATCTAAATAATATAATTTTGCATGTCCCCAGTATATATGATATTGAACATCCCGAAAAAGATAGCGTAAAAATAATTGAAAATTTTGTTTTGGACAAAAATAAAATAAATGTTTTATTGGGTCACTTCTCAATATCATTTTTTGCGAAAGTTGACATAGAAAAAGACCATCTTAAAAGGTTTGATTTATGTCTGTTGGGTGATGATCACAGCCAAAGTTCAAATTGGAGTAGTGGAGGATACCCCGGATCTCTGATACAACTAAACAGAGGAGAATCCCCCGACAGAGGGATGTTGATGTGGTCAATATATCCCAAAATAACTAGCGAATTTATTAACATCATCAACGAATATAGTCATGTTGTCATAAAATACCCGGATTTACTAGCGACCAAAACAACCAAGTTTGTTTATTTAACTATTTTGAACACTCATAACAAATTTTTGGCAGATAAATACTACACAAAAATGTTTAATGATGTGGGTGTTGAAATAATTAATTGTAGATTTATCAAAGGAGATAGAGATATAGATTGCCCCTCAACACACAACCTTGTTTTCGAAAATAAAATCACAAACAGGATTGTTTTTGAAAAATTGATAATTAAAAAATATGGAATTCTGAAAGATTTTGAAGTGGATTTCTCAAAATACAACAACGATATAATATGTATTCACGGTAAAAATAGAACGGGAAAGAGTTCATTGTTAAATGCATTAATGTATGTACTGTATGATAAGCCAAAATTGGAGTCTAAATCTGATGTATATTTAAGGTTTAAAACTAAAGATAAAACTTTCGAATTACGCAGAACAAACACCGTGTGTTCATTTAAGGAGATTGACAGTGATTCCAAAGTTAATATAATCACAAAAAAAACAGAATATAAAAGTAAAGTAATTGAGTATTTTGGGGATTACAAAAATACCAAGATGACTTGGATGGCGGGACAAAATGACACGAATACATTCATTAACCAAGATAGCAAAAACCGGCTGATGTTTTTAAAAAACCTTTTAGATGTGGATTTTTCTGAAGCCAAAAATGCCATAAATAATGATATCAAAAATAAAAAAAAATCCCAAAAAGTTTTAGAGTTACGTCTAAAAGATTTAAATGTAGTTTCAGAATCTCAAACAAAAAACGTCATTGAAAAAAAAATTGAAAAAATTAAAACCGAGATGGGCGAACTACTCGAGAATAATTATAAAAATGTAGAAAATGCGTCCACATTTAAAGAGAGATATTTTACTATAATTCACGGCGAACAACCCAGTAAACCAAATACATGCCTTGTAACCGAATTAAAGGACAATTCTATATTGCTTGACAAATTACGCCGAATTTTGTTGCAAACAGAGAAATATAATAGTTATAGATCGAATAATACGTACATTTGTGATAATATAGAAGAATTAGAAAAAGAGTTTTTGTTGGAAAAAGAAAAACTCTCATCCATCAATTATGACTATAATAAAAGTAAAGAAAAAATCGATTTGGAAACCGCCAGATTGGTTAAACTAATGGATAATATTGTCGATAAAAAAAATATGTCGGAATGCGGAAGAGCCCCGAGTATATGCGGAACGCGGGCTGACATTTCAAAATATACGTTAGAACTAAAAGAAAAAGAAAAATTAAGTGTCGATCTATCGATAGACAGAACTAAGAAGGTACAAGAACAAAGAACATTATTAAATCAGATACACTTAAAATTCTCCGAAAATTGTGAATGTTGTACATTTAATGTTAAAAAATTAAAGTATAACGTCCCAAAAAATTGGGACAAAAGTGAAAAAGATTATTTACAATCTAAGATAGATTTAGAGACTATCGACAGTAAAATTTCTGACTGTGTAAAATCTGTTACATCACTCACAAATAAAATAAACGGAATTAATCATTATATTTATATGGACTTTAAGAAAAACATAGACATAATGTCTAACGAAATAGTCAATAATAAAGACATTTTTAAAAAAAACACAATCTCATTCCAAGATAAAATAAGGGCGATTGAACGGAACATTAAATCGTGCGGTATGAAATGTTATACTCATTATGCTACGTTATTAAATGAAGCTTCTGCCCAAATTACTTCGAATGATAAACAGAATATCACATATAATGAAAATCTGACCAACATAAAAAAATATAACATTTATCTTAATCTTCTGGAACAATACAACTCATCCAAAGAACATTTTCAGAATGTCCAAAAACAAATAATGCAATTTGAAGACAATAAACTTATTTTGGAAAATAAATTAAAAACAGCGTTATCTGATTTGAGAATTGTCGAATTACAAACAGATATACTCGCGTTATCAAATGAAATAATTAAATTAGAATCCGCTTTAAAACAATATGAAACAAAAGAATTCGCCCGAATTAAAGATTTTATTGATCCAGTAATGGTTACTTCGAATTTGATACTGTCTGAATATAATATGGAAATCAAATTTATACATGACGTAGATTGTATAGACATTCAAGTGGAAACTTCGGATGAAAAAGTGGGTGTCGAATTTTTATCCGGGAGTGAGAGTTTTATATTGTCATTGGCTATCCGAAAATCTATACTCGATAATTCTAACATTCCCAATCCATGTACATTATTTGTGGATGAAGGATTTGGATGTTTGGATGATAGTAATTTAGACACATTTAATATAAAAATTGTTCCATTCTTGATGAAAAATTTTGGGAATATTTTTTTAATAACGCATAATGATAAAATTAAAAACTCATGCACCAAAAGAATTGCAATGAAATAATCGATATATTTGTTGAACAAATTGTTCAATATTTTTTAGTTTATTATCATTTAATCCAATTATGGTTTTTGATGTCTTCCAGTTTAGTCCGGTTTTGTATTTTTTTTTCTAAACAACCCCGAATTAAATTTTTACAGTTTTCGGATATGTCAATTTTGTTTAACATGTCCAAATTGCATTCTTTGATTTGAGCGCGAGTTTTAAATGGAATATCTCCAATTACCATGTCAAATAGTAAAATTCCTAAAGACCACACGGTGAATAATTTTTTATCACATTTTTTATGTTGGATCCATTCTGGTGGAGAATAAACTTCTGTTGGATGAAAATGACAATAATCTTCATCGGAAACTTTTTTACTATTACCAAAGTCTATTAATTTTGAATTTAGTGTTTCAATGTCGATAATGATATTTTCGTCCTTTATATCTCCAGGAAATATTCCCCGATCAAAACATGCCTCAACAGAAAATAATGTTTGACTAAAAATAATTTTGGCAGAATCTTCTTTTATTCGTACAACATTTGAAATAAAATCAAATAGATCCAGATGATTTTCCAAGTATTCCATAACAATAAAAATATTTTCATTTTTTTCGAAATATTCCAATATTTTTACAACTCCAGGAATATCTTTGACAATTTCCATCATGTAAACCTCATTTAAACTATTTTTTTCATTTTTGATTTTTTTAATGACATAATCTTTGTTTAATTTTTTACATTTATATACTGTTCCCTTGCCCCCCTTGCCTATTATTTCACCAAATGAATAATTTTCAATAATCTCCATTTTTTATTCGTTTCATCTCAGTTTATTATATTTGATTTGATTAAATTTGTTTGAAAAATAAATTTTATTTTGGAAATTGGCTGATAAAAATTAAACGGTTTTCTACATGTGTCTACAGATAGAGATTCATTTTGATGTTGATAATGCCGAAAATAATAATTGTAGAGGGAAGATTCAACTTTAGTGCTTTATAATGTTAAAATTGTATATTTTTTATATTAAAGTAATTTATCATAAATATTGGTTCTTTTATTTTTTTGGTTTTCTTTTGAATATTACTGTTTTCGTTATATCTAACAGTGGACTCTTCGTCTCCGCTGGTTCTATCTTCATTTTCGTCATTTTTATTTATTTCATGTTCGTCTTTAACCTTCATATCAATATTTTCTTCCTCATCTTGATTTTTTGTTTGTGGTTTGTTTTTATCTTCACTTGTAATAACTTTAGTAACGCCCGAATATCTTGCACACACTTTCATATCTGATGCAATTTTTTCTCCGCTTTCTATACATTTGGAATCTGTCTGTACCATTTATTTATTAAATCTGTTTAACCATAAATAATCTGTTTAAATTTATGTTTGTTTTAATTAAATAGGCTAGGCAACAAATATGGATTGGATGTCAAAAAGGTTATTAATTGTATACAACTTTTTCCTAATGACAAATCAAAATTACATTCTTGTGTTGTAACAGATTCAACCCGGTGGTGTAAAGAACAGGGGCTATACAATCCCCCAAATTGCTCTGGGTGTGGTGTAAACAAAATAGAATGCGGAAAAATGTCTAACTTATATGATCAATTAAGGGAGGATGGAATAATACCATACTTATAGTAATAAACAGTTTAAAAATTTAAAAAATAATTCAATTAGGCCTTAAATATATAAAAATATGTTTAAGAAAATGTACAAAAAACTTAAATTGCTTCATGAAGGTGGATTTGGTAAAACATATATTGTTAAAAATTTACATGACAAGAAAACATATGTTGCTAAATTTGTTACAACAGAAGAGATAATTAATTTTTGTAATCACAGTAAAGACAATTCTAAAGAGGAACCAACAGAAGTATGTTTAATGAATATTATTAAAAAAGCCCAAAAAACCAACTTAGTCCAGATTAAAGAAGTTTTTGAAGAAGTTTTTGAAGACAAAGAACAATTTATTATAATAATGGAACACAATAAAGATTTTGAAGATTTTCATAGTTATTTAGATGAAAATAAATTAGACGAAAAACAAAGTTCTATTATTTTTAAAAATATTTACAATTGTATTAAAACGTGCAATGAATTGAAAATATTCCACGGGGACATTAAAACCGACAATATGTTAATAAATAGAAAAACTCTTGAAATAATTTTAATAGATTTTGGTTCTGGTGTGCATTCCAGGGACAGGTATACAGAATTATTGAATGATGAATTAAGTACGCTACCAGAGTGGTTAGAATACGATTCATATGGACATGATGAGTTTTATGTGTGGAGTTTAGGATTGATTTTGTATGAAATGGTTTATGATGAATACCCGTTCAAAGAAGAAGAAGAAGTTTGTGAAATAAAAAAGCCTGTATTCTATCAAACTATTAGTAGTCAATGTTTTGATTTGATAACTAAATGTATAAAAAAGGATCCAAACGAAAGAATTAAATTTAACGAAATTTTAGATCATGAGTGGTTTTATTTCCAAAAATAAATGGATTTGTGAATAATGTTATAATATAACATTATATTTATTTTATGATAAAGTTTTATCTCAGAGTAGTGCGGATGTTTTTTCGGCTTGTATGAACCGATGTGTTTTTTAATTTTTTAAAAAGACAAACAATATCTTTATTTTTGTTTGAAAATCCTTGTAAAATATATTCAGATATTGTATGAGGAAAATATCCAAGAACAACATCTATTCCACATATTTTATCCAAACTTGTTTTGTGGAATGTGTTATAAAACATAACATCTATAATGTATATAGTACCATGTGTGGAAGATCTAAATATAGCATATATAGATGTTCTTCGTCTTTTTTCAATATATATTTTAAGTTTTTTTGTGTATAACAGTATATCTACACCATCGTCACTACTTGCTCTAATAGAACATTTATAATTTTCGATCTTTGTGTCGTCTTCCTCTAAAATGAATCTTAATTCCTCTGGACTATATTGATTGATTATTCTTCCTTTGACTCTTTTGTGTGTAAACGAATTTGTTTTTAGAGCTATAAACCAAGCAATGTTCTTATCTTGTATATGCCCAACACAAATTGTAAATAACGATTTCATTTTATATCTTAAATATGAGTCAAAATTTTTACGTAACACTGGTCTTTTGTGTTTACAATTATCCCATATACATTATTTTTAAATTTTAATTTAAGAACGCCAGAAAAATCAAACATTTATCTCCAATAAATAATGAAAATTGATTATTTAAGTGATAGATTGTTGACAGGCACACAAATAGAGACCGAATTGTATAATTTGGATATATTGTATAAATGGGAAAATAATTGTTTATCTGAACCAGAAAATAATTTTGTCGATTTTAAAAACGTAGAATTGCTTGGAAGAGGATCATTCGGACAAGTATTTTCAGTGTTGTTTAATAAATTCGATTTGGCCATTAAAGAATCCAAATTAACAATTAAGGAACGAAATGCATTAAAGAAAAATATTTCCTATAATTCATTTCCAGAAGAATACAAGATATTATATTGGATTAAAACTCTTATCGAAGAAAATATATGTCCAAATTTTATTTATACATATGGATTTTCCTTGTGTGACAATTGTAAAATTTTAACATTGGGTGGTTTAATTAAAAAAAATTACTGTTATTTAACATTTATGGAAAAGGCCTCAACAGAACTATCTCACGCAAATATAGTGGATTACAAACATCAATTGAGCATTTTACAACAAATATTAATGGGTATTAGTAGTATGCAAAAATATTTTTCTTTGTCTCATGATGATATCAAAAAAGAAAATATTTTGTTAAAAAAAGTTTCAAATTTAAAAGGAACATATATACAATATTTTTTAGATGATAAAGAATATTTAATAGAAAATCCTGGATGGATAGTTTTAATTTCGGATTTTGGGGTATCAAGGTCGTTTTCTCCAAAATATAGTTTAGATGGATATTTTGGTGAACGGAATGCTAAGATTGTAAGTGGCCAATTTAAACCAATAATATCTGATTCTTATTTAAGTAAAAATGATAAAACAAAAAAGTTCACACGGTTAAAACCATATAAATTTAAGTGGATAAATTCTGAAGGCACAAAAAACAGAGTCTATAAAGGTCAGAAAAACAATTTTGACACTCCTGTAGATTTATTTGACACTCAGAAATTTCCACCATTTGAATTTTTTAATGATGTTCAAGATGCTTTGCGAATATTTATTGGGGGTAAACGATTGTGTCAACCGGATGTCCACGAACCATTAAATATTAGTTCCAAATTAATTAAACAAATACATCAAATACTTCCAGAAAAAATGAACAAATTATATAGTACAAATTTTAAATTAGATTCTACACATTTATTTTTAGCAAATAAGTTAGTAGAAAAACTATACACAAAACCAAAAAATGGTGTAACTATATCAAATACGTTTTATATCTGAAATCTTTAATTATTTTAAAAAAAAATTTATTTAAAACACCTTTAAATAATGTTTAACTATGGCATCAAAACATACCAAGCCATTTTCAAAAAATTATCCAAAGCTCAACAACGTTGAGAGTGTTGTAAAAATAGTTATAGATTTATTAAAAAAAATGCCCGTGAACGAAGAACATATTCAACTTGGTATAAATTTTGATATATTTAATCTATTAATAACAAATAATTGGTACTTAAAAAAACACAATCACTTTCTAAAAACAGTCACAAACAAAGCCAAAGTGATGGCAGATGAATTTAAAATTAAAGTAGATAATGGTGAGTTTACAAAAAAAACAATGTTATTGTTAGAACAAAATATCGGATATTTTGTTAACCCATTTGAACATTGGCATAATTATTTGTTAAATTTTCAAACTCAAGAAATTTTAACAAAACCAATTTATGCTTTAGATAATGGCTATAAATTTGGGGAAAATTGCGACTATATTAAAGATATTAAAAAAGAACCTCTAATGTTACGTAGACTTAGAAACTAATATCAACTATAATTGAAAAAAAAATAATTATTTAAAATTTAAATAATTTGTGGGTTATTTTGTTATTTAAGCAACAGAATGTTTTTTGTATTGTCTTCCATTATTAGTTCTATTATTGGATTATCTTTATATGGAATTTATTTTTTTTGTATAATTGAAGGATATACACGGTTAGGTTTTTCGATTATAGATTTATCTATAATAATAAGTTTTTCGTATTATTATAGATTTAAACATCAAACTGTCAAACATTCAATTTATTCTTATACAATTATTTTACTAACAATAATTCAATTGATGTTGCAATATTTTCCTGTAAAATTGATAGAACTTAATTTGGTAGAATTTAAATTATACTACATAAAAGTTCCAGAATTTATTATTGTATGTTTTAAAATTTTATTAATTGTGTTTTATAGAAAAATTTACACAAATATTTTTACAACTATAATATTATCAAATTCATTGGCTTCCGATATTTTAAAAACTATAATTTTATCACCAATAAGTTTTATACCATCAATTAAATACAAAAGACCACATTTTATAAGATTTAAATTTGTAATTTTTGAAAAACTTGTATATTTTATATTTGGAACATTTTTATCAAATTATATTTTAGTGAAAGCATTTACAGAAAAAAAAATATTTGATGAATTTTATTTTGTAAAAAAGTATAATGAATATTTACATTTTACACTAATTATTGTAACATTTATAACTTCGACTGTGGGTTATCACCAATCATTCAATGCTATGATTGTGGCGATAACTAATCCAGATTGGCCTATTTATGTGAATATTTTGGTTAATTTGTCGATACAATCTCTTAGTTCTGTTATTCAATCAATAATTGGTTACTATACAAATTTTATTGACACATTGACAACCAAAGAAAAAGACAAATTGATAATTCAAAACATTTCTAAAGATTTTGAAAATTTAACATTATTAAAATCTATAATTTTAGGTTATAAACTCAACAGTTTGGGGGATTCTGTGTATAGTATAGCATGGGGAAGTATATTGTCTAAATTAAAGGCATCCAAAGTTACACTAATTTGGTCTTCAATTTGTAAAGAGTCTGTAATGATGACAACCACAATCATATCAACATTAATAAAAATATATATCGCGAAAAGCAAAGATAAAGATAAAAATATTTCTGAAAAAAATATTATGATTTATGAAATACTTACAGTAATAAACATATCAATCATCTCAATAAACACATTTATATCCATATGTTTATTAAAAAAATATACCAAAACAGAAGATGTATTTGAAGAGGACGATAAACCAGATGTAAAAAAAACATATATTTTAAATATTTTACTATTATTTTTAATTATTACAATATCTTTAATTTACATTATACCGGGCATAATAAATTCACCACCACTTTTAAATATTTATGAAATGTCGATATTGATGAGTATATGTAATGTTTTAATTATATCACAATTCGTGTATGAGATTAAGTAGATCAGATACTACATAGTTTGATATTTTTAATATCAAACAAAGAGGTTATAAAAATTATTTTCAGATGGTGTTAATCGTATATATAAAATGAATTATAAGGAATCATTATTATTGCTGGATGATACAATCGCACGAGAACAATCCTTAAGAAAATATACACTAGGTAACCAGTTATCTAAAGATGAATGTTATAGAAAACTTTCTTTGATTGCTAAAAAAATAGATTTATTAAAACAACTCGAATATATACACAAAAACGACACTTTGTTAGAAAATATATGTGTTATTGGCAGCGTTGATGTGAAGCATGATAACTATGTAGATACTGGAGTAAGTTTTGAACCATTTACCTCAAGGTTTGAAGATCATTCGAGTCTTAATAAAAATTTGTATCTGAGCTGGATAAAAGATAAACTTTTTATTGATAAAAATTTTAATATAGGTGAATTTTTATGTATGGAAAAATACAAGTTTATGTCTTTAAAGCCGAAAGTGGTGGATTACAAAAAAAAAATGGTAACTACAGAATATACAAAATCTCACGGGTTTAATACGTGTCCCATGAATGAAACAATGTTTGATGCTTATAAACTCCAACACGACACAGAAATTGATATACTAGAAAATATAGAAACGATAATGTATAAAATAAATAAAGAATATTCAGAAGAGTTGGACGAACAAAGAAGTATGTTTGGTACATTAATGTTGAAATTTTTAAGAAGCGTGTTTTATTCATTAAAATGGGTAAAAGATATGATTAAAAAAAATAAAAAAATTTTAGCTAAATTTTTACATTGGAATATCCCAAGAGAAGAGTTAAGGGAATATTACGAAGAATGCATAGAGAATGACAATAAACCAATAGAATATGAAGTTTTCGAGACCCTGACGGAACATTATAAAACTGTTATTAAAGAATCTGTCTATACATCTACAGAAGATATTGAAAAATTCAAAGATGAAATAGTTGCACATTTACATGATAATCCTATTGAAGATGATATGAAACGTAGACAATACTTGATAACAGAATTTGATAAATGGGTCAAATATAGAGATTTATTATATTGCATTGATACTTTGGAACAATTAGTCAAAAAATTCGATATTGATCTTGAAAAATTAGATATGTATGGTAAAAAAGCAAAATATTGCTTTACGAGTGACGAAGAAGATGGTTATATTTACATAACATTGCGATAAGATGAATTTGAAATAATCAATAAATTATTGATTAAATTTTATTTATTTTTTATTTGGAAAATAATCAATAAATTATTGATTAAATTTTATTTTTTTTTATTTTTTATTTATTTTTTTTTGGAAAATCCGCCAATGCATTTTCCCAACAAATCATATGGTTTTCGGAATATGGAGCATTGTCTTTGTTATCACAATAAGCTCTCCCCATTAAATTATATGTAGATCCGCTGTCCATACAACACGGACAATATATTTTTAGCCCCGTAGCTCTATTGATAGCAATAGGCTGAGTTTTTTTGTTTTCTATATCCCAAAGACCTTTCCCTCCTGTTTTTTTATTCATGTCATCTGAAAATTTCTTATTCCATTCTTTTTGGGCCATTTTGACATATTATAAATTAAGAATCAATTTGATTTTTAAATTTTTTTTGTTAACATTAAACAAATTTTATTTTGGTGGTTATATTTGAAATTTGTTTAGCGTGTCGCACATATTTTTCACCGGAAAAATCAAAGATTTTTCACCGGAAAAATCAAAGATTTTTCACTAACATACACATTCCCGGAATCTGGAAATTTTACTAAATGGGAATCTGTTTATGATTATTAATTTTAAATTCACATATTTCGTCTACAAGTTGGACAATGTTTTCTGTCTTTTGATAGGCGTTTTATACAATTTATACACATTATATGAAAACAATTTGTAAAAGCGAATGTTTGTTTAGTCATAATTTCCAAACAAATATTACATTCTAACTTTTTGTTTGCCTCATCATATAGTTCTGTTACAGATTCTACAAAACATGATGGAGGGGAAATAAGTTTGTCGATGTTTGTTTTTTTCTTAATATGTTCTAACAAGTCAAAATATTGTCTAGCAGATTCGTAATATAGCGCCCATGCTTTTTTTTCCTTTCGTTTGATCCTCTCCACCTCAGAATATTTTTGTTTATTTATAATTGTGTTCATCATTTGATAATAATTTGTTTATTGAGTTTTTAAATTTGTTTGGGCTGTAGCGGCTGAGCGGAATCGGATTCCGAGGGAAAACTATATTTTCACGAGAATGAATTTGTACAAAAGAAATTGCGATTCTTTACAAAAGAGTAAAGTCGGTTGACTGACGAAAGAAAATAACAATGGTGAAAAACAGGTACATATGATTCGTCTCTTGTTGCTGCTGCTGCTGGAACGGGTAGAGCCGATTATGCCGCTACAGCGCGCCTTCTTAAAAAATCAAAAAAACCGTCATCAAAAAATAAATTAGGAGGGTTCTCTCTACCATAGCCCCCGATACAGTGAAAAAAATAAGGTTTTGGTGGTTTTTTGTACTTTTCGATAAGATTTTCCCTATCTTTTTTACTAAATTTTGCATGAACAGTTTTTGGAGGGTACATACGGTATATAGAACAGTAATCTTTGTATGTTGAAGGCACGCTAGTGTTGACTCTACAAACAGGATATTTATATGAATTGTGGTGTATCAAATCTGTTATAAAATAAGATTTTCCAGAGTTTCTTATCATTTCTCTATCAAAATCAAACTCTCGCATAAGTTTTAAAGAAGATAACTTAAAATCATGTACACCAGAAAAATTATTTAAATACTCTACACCACCACATCCTTTTAGAATGGACGGAAATTGTTTATTTCCGTCCATTTTGACATATTCGTAACTTAAAACTAAAAAAACAAATACTATTTGTTTTTTGATTGATTTAATACGTTTTATACTATTATAATACTCTGTTACTTGTAACGGAGTTTCATTATTGTTGTTTGTAACATATACGTCTATACTTTTTTGTGAAAGCAAATATCCGACAATCAAATAGTTATCGTGAATAACAGAATCGTGAAGTATAGACCATCCCACGTCATCTTTATCATTACACGATATTCTTTTGGTAATCTCTTGGATTACTCCATTTAAATCATTCTTTAAACAATAATCATGAATGTCGGCCATCGTAGTTATAATATATGTAATGAATTAAAATTAAATTTTTATTAAATAAAATGTCAAGTACAGTTGAAACTATAACTGATATTATATCGGGAGGGGAAGTAAAGAAAGACGATGAAGATGGATATTCAATAAATATTTCTCCGTTAAGTATAGGTCCATTAATTATTAAACTCAAATTAAAATATAAACCGGGCGATGACGAAGAAGAGTGGCTAGCAGATGCAAATTCCGAGTTGTTAATTTTTGGCAAAAGTTTATGGAAAAGTGATTTAATAACATTAAGTCCTAGTTTATCGTATATTCATCTAACTCCTAGAACTCCACTAGGCACAACACGAGCCGATATTTATATGGGAGTTAAAGAATCTAAAACTGTATATGTGAAGGTTAATTTGGAATCTTTAATTTTGGGTTCAACAGGATGGGTTGAAAAGGATATTTGGACTTTTTAAATTTTTGTCTGAAATGATAAATGTATTAACACAATTATAATTTTTAAATTAAAAAATTTTTAATTTTGGATCTAAACTTGATTTATATAAAATGGAACTAAACAATTTTGGTTCAACATTAATCAAAACAATTTACAATAAATTGTGTTTTGAAGACTATACATATATACCAATCGCTATGTGGGAAGAACTTATGAATGCGACTATAAATGATTTGCCGCTTCATGACTATTATAAAACAAAAATATATAAAGCACCAAATTTTTTACCTGATTGGGATAATTATTGTCCTCTAAAAATTCAATTTGATGATGATGATGAAAACTCGGATACAGATAGTATACTAATAACAGAAGATAGCCAATATAGATCCAAAATAACATATATTTCGTGTTTTAAATTTACATATTTTACTGAATATATAGAATTGTATAAATATTTTATTGATCCTGTTTTTGAATATTTCGAATGTTTATTTTATATTTATGTGTCTGGAGAAAACGGGAATTTCGATTTCAATTATTCAGATCTAGTTAATGATTTCGATCAAAGTATTTTGGAATGCAAATATAGACAATATTTCACAGGTACAACTATCCATAATGTAAATATTCAGACAAATATATCAATTGATGATATCGATGAAATGTGTTATAGGGGGGTTTTATTTACAAATTCATTCTCATGGTATAAATATTTAGAATATTTTTCCGAATCAAAATATCTTAGTATTAGAGATATCACATTTAAGACAATAAACAATTGTAATATTTTGTGGATAAAATTATTATAAAAATAATACAGATCAGATTTATTCTGATCTAAATTATTATATATTTTCTTATGGATATATTGGGATATATCTGTAGAAATTGTGTCGTGTATATGGTGTAACGCATAGAGTTATTCTCATTTCTATAACATCTGTTAAAACTACACCATTTTCATCTCTTGCCGTTACAGTATACGTGTTTTGTGTTCCAAAATCCATAACCTGTCTCATTGAAGTTTTATAATTATACCATTCATACCCAATAGCGGCATCATAACTTAATATAAATCTGACATCGGGGTCATTCTGGTTTAACGTGTTAACTTTAGAATTATCAAACTTACTCGTATCAACTATATTGAATAAGACGATTGGTAATGGTGTTGCTAATAGTGTTTTGATGGTAAAAGAAGATATTTCTACAACTGTTTTAGCCCATGTATTTATACCATCACCTACATTTTTTGGGCTGGCCGACCAATTTTGAGATTGGCTAAATGGGATTCTAAAATCTGTAGTAGGTTCAAGTTGATCGTCTCTATCTGAACTATTTATATAAAAATATGTACTCATTTATTACTTATATATAAATTAGATTTATATAAAAAATTAACATATAATATATGTTTATATTGTACTAAATTTTTCAACATACCAGATAAGCCCATAGTCTGGATTAAATTCACCCCCTTTTACTAATTGATATGGAACTTTGGCTTGTACTTCAGATCCCAACGGAATAGCATCTATGATAATTGAATTAATTAAACATATTAAAAAATTATTTGTTGTAAAAATTAATTCACATTTGATTTTGGATCCAAATGTTAAATAAGTTAAAGCTGGGATTTCCCAAACATTATAGTATTGTGAAAAAGCAGATGCTCCGACCCCAGCACCCTCAACAGATATCCTAAACCTAGGGGAAATAGAAAATTCATCTCTAAATACTATATTAACAGCCGGCTCATCGTCAGATAAAAGAAGCAGAAGGAAATTAGGAATAGATGTGTACAAAGTAACCTTTGTTCCACCAGATATATCACAAGCGAAGGTACCACCAACATTAACACACACAGATTGAATATCGTTTAGTGCAGAAATAACCGTTCCTATATCTGTTGCATTAGTACCAATATTAGTTGTATTTATGCCAATATCTGTTGTATTTATACCAATATTGGTTGCATTAGTACCAATATCGGTTGCATTTGTACCAATATTGGTTGTATTTATGCCAATATCTGTTGTATTTATACCAATATTGGTTGCATTAGTACCAATATCGGTTGTATTTATGCCAATATTGGTTGCATTTGTACCAATATCGGTTGCATTTGTACCAATATCTGTTGCATTTGTTGATATTCCAGATGTATTAGTTCCTATGTTAGTCAAATTTGTGAATATGGCTGTAGTGTTTACTGCTATATTAGATTCGTTTATCCCAATATCAGTTACATTGGTTGATATTCCGGATGCATTTGTTGCTATATTAGCTGTATTTAGCGATATAGCTGTTGTGTTTGATGATCCTCCCTCCTCAGAGTTTATTACCCTAATTAAAATATCATCATTTATATTAAAATTTGTTGTATCGGCAAACAATCTGTCGGCTATTATCGTATCTGCTTTGACATCAGTTATAACTTTAACCATTTATTTTGTAACAGATTAAAAAATAAATTTAATTTTATTATAGATAAGATTCATATAAATATGAAATGGACTCTACCGACCGTGAGTTGTTTAGAGCACCAATTATTTGTATCGTTGGACACGTAGATGTCGGGAAAACAGAGTTATTGGATAACTTGAAGAAATCGCATACGAAAGAAGTTGGTTGTATCACACAAAAAATAAACATTATCAATATTGAAGACGATCCAACATGCGAAATACCCGGAATAGTTATTATAGATACTCCTGGCCACGAGTCATTTCACAATTTATTTAAATTAGGTATACATGTAAGTGATATCGTAATATTGGTTTTGGATATCTTTGGGGGTTTAGATCCCCAATCTATAATTTTAATTGATATGTTAAAAAAATATAAAATACCATTCATTGTTGTTGTAAATAAAATTGACAGATTATATGAATGGCGAAAAATCGTAGATTTTTCCTGGCGAAAACTCTCTGATTTTAACAACAAAGAGTATAAAAAGATAAATGAAATTATTGACAGCCAACACGAACATGTGAAACAAGATTTTAATATGAAATTACAAAATATAATACTTTCACTAACAATGCAAGGATTAAATTCGGAATTATTTTATAAGAATGATAATCCAAAAAAATATTTATCTATTGTGCCCATATCTGCCAAAACAGGAGATGGTGTACCCGATTTAATAACACTAATTAAGACATTATCTTCCACAATAATGAAAAAACAATTATATGTATCTGAAGATATTTTGGGCGTGGTTTTGGATGTTAATGTTGAAGTTGGTTTAGGGACAACGATAGATATTATACTGATTAATGGAACTTTAAAGGTGGGCTATAATATTATGTTATTAGGAAAATATGAACCAATAATTACAACCATAAAACATTTACTTAATCATTCAAACACATCCGAAAATAAATTTAAAAAATATCGATACGATAAAGAAATAAGTGGATGTGTGGGATTAAAAATTTTTGCAAAAAATATCGAAAATGTAGTATGTGGATCGAATATTCTCAAGATACAAGATATGAATGATATCGAAGGTTATAAAAGAAAACTTAAAAATTTTTATATCGATAAACCTACTTATATTGATCTTAAGGAAGTTGGAATTTTTATTCATTCTTTAAACTCTGGGACTTTAGAAACAATTTCAAATCATTTAACTTTATTCAATATTGCATGTGCTGGAGTTAAACTTGGACCAATTCTTAAAAGCGATATAATGAAAGCATCGAGAATGTTAAAACATGGTGAAAAATACTCACTGATATTGGTTTTTGGTATACCCGTAGACCAAGAAGCTTATAAATTTGCAAAAACAAAGAAAGTTAAAATAATACAATCAGATATTATATTTAAACTGTTTGAAGAGTTAAACAATTATCAAAATATGCTGATAAAGAAAGACAAGGAAATCTTTTACCCCAAAATGGTTTTTCCGTGTAAATTAAAAATTATATCAGATTCTATATTTAAGACAAGAAATCCGATAGTTGTCGGGGTGAAAATAGAACGAGGAGTTTTAAAATTAGGAACACCTTTGTGTATTCCTTCTAAAAATTTTTTAAACATAGGAATCTGTACAAGTATACAAATTAACCAAAAAGATATTAAACAAGCAAAAGAGGGTGATACCGTCTCAATTAAAATTGAGTCATCAGAACGAGATGGTCTAAAAATGATTGGACGACATTTTTTTTGCACAGATTCGATAGTTAGTAAAATAGACCATAACACCTTAGATATTGCCAAAAAATATTTTGCGGATGAAATAAATGAAGAGTATTGGACTTTTATGGACGAATTAAAAGTTATGTTTGGTATAATATAAAAAAACAATTAAATTTCTTTTAGAAATTTATATAATATTTAGGTAAGTTTGACAAATTTTTTCCTTCCTACAACTTTCTTCTTTAAAATTTTTTCATCTGTCAATTTGGTTTCTTGTGGTGTCTTCAATAATTCTTGGGACGATTCTTCGGCAGGCTGTGGCGAAAAAACTTCGATTTTTTCAGGAAAAATCAAAGATTTTTCGCCAGGAGAGTCTTGAATTAAATCAATCAGTTCTTGTGTAGATTTAGTAGAATCTTGAATTAACTCAATCAATTCTGGTTCGGCTATTAATTCAGATAACACAGTTTTTGGGGATTTTTTTTCATATATTGGAGGATCATATATAGAATCCCAACTTAGATTATCCTCTTTTACAATATTTATAAAAAAATCAAAATTTGAATTGAATTTGTAAATACCCTTGGTGAATGATAACATATCTTTAATTGGTGATTCCAAATTTGGATCTGTTATTAGTGTTATCAACACATTATTTTTATTAATTTGTAAATCACACATCAATACACCTATACATAATTTTTTATCTAATATTTGATATGCTGCCTCATTGTGATTTCCGACAATAATACCATACATATCGTTATTTATTGTGACATACCGACAATGTTTAGTTATGTCGTTTATAAATGTTTGTCTAGAGTTAATTAATTTCATTCCCCTATGATGACAACTTTCTGATGTCAAATTACTTACCTCAATCACAAATTTATGCGGTGGTAAAGATTTAATTGATTCACAATACTCTCTAATTCTTCGTTGGGGAATTGTTACAGAATTGGACAATAGTTCATGTAATAGTGTACTTTCCACACTTTCATGTATTAATTTTGACCAATATAGAAACCAATTTGTAATAAAATAATCATCTGCAAAAGATTGTGGTTCATCTTTCATTATAACATTTATTTGATTATCTTCATTTACATTATCTGGTAATATACTTTCTACCATTCGAAGTGGATATCTGTTGGAAAATAGGATAATAAGCCTATATCCATCATCATATTTAGATTGAACAAATTGTTTGTCAATCTGTTCAATATTATCAAATACAAACGAATAATCTTCCGCGCACTCTTTTAATTCCGCCACGAAAGATACTATTAATTTATTCACAAACGTATTCTCATAAAAGATATATTTTTTCATTTTTTATAATAATATCTCTTAAATGTTTATTGTTTTAAATTTTACAAAGTGTTGATAGTTTTCAACACTAATTTAATAAGTTTTACGTCTTTATTGGCTATGGATATGATATCGATTTGAACGGGTTCTTTTATAACTATAATCTTATTGTCATATAACTCGTTCATAAGAGAAATTTCGTCCTTTTTATAAAATTTTGTGAAATTTTTTAATGCTGTCGAATTTAAGTATTTTGATGCTTTTTTTGCGTCAAATGTATTTTTTGGTTTAGTTTTTATGCCAAATTGATATGTTATTATTAAATAGTCATATTGTTTTAATTTATCTATTAGTTTTTTTGCTTTTTTATATGAATTCATCATACCACATAAATATTCCTCCATTAAATTAACCTCTGGCGGATAATAAGGCGAACTGTCTATTGACATATATCCTTTTTTGTTTAAAGATATCAAATCGTCTACTGCAGGTAACGTTTCTTCCCATAGCGGTCCGAAATGTTCCCATGTACAACATACGTTACCTTTTAAAAAATCGATGTTTATGTTCACAATGTTTTTCCAGGATGCCCTTTTTAAATTTTCGTACAAACGTTCCGGGAATATAACATGTGAATTTAAATCAATACGTACTTTGTCCTTTACGCGAACAATTTTATTTAAATCTTCTTTTATCTCAGTCTCTAACCGCGAACCTCCCATTTTAACAAATACAATTTAATTGTATTTAAATTTTCCCGAAAAGAATTTTAGACATCATTCATTTCTGGATAAGATTAGTTAAATCCGATATAGACAACGCATTAAATATCTTGTACTTCAACGAAAAGTTTTTGTTTACTTATTGTAGGATGAATATAATTTGTTGTATGATAATCTGATATATAAGACATTTTATTATCCGTTAATTTCTTCAAAAAGTAATTGAGACATGTGGTCAGTATCACCCATTTCTGGATCTTTTTGGATAAGATTAGTCAAATCTGATATAGACAATGCATTAAAACTAGGGTTAAATACAACACAATTATTAATAATAGTAAATGCGATTTGGGTTGAAGGAACAGATTTAAAAATATAATGTTCCGAGTACATTTCTCCATCTCCAGAAAAGTTTTTATCTGTGTTTAAGTCGCTAACAAATCCAAAAATATATCCTCCATGTAGAAATCGTCTTGCCAATTTGATATCGGCCGATGTATTTACCCCCTCAAAGGTTTTTCCTATTTGAAATCCTTCTCTAAAAATAACCTTATAACTTCTCGCATCACCTCGATAGAATAACCGGAAGTTTGAAGAATCAATTTTTTTATTTGTTTGTGGTGTTTCTTCTCGAACAACAAATGAATATCTTTGGATGAGTATATTTTTAATTTTTTCTCGATCCCATATAACAGTTATATCGTCATCCGACAGTTCTATACAGTTTTCTACATATATTCCTTTTATCAATAACATTTCTCTTATATTTGAATAGTTATCATTGAGGTCGTCGGCAAAAATTTCTTTCAATTCATTTAAATCTTCTTGTAACACTTTTTGTAATCTACCATTTAGTCTTCGTTCATAGGATTGAACCCACGTATCTTTCCAAAATGTTTCCAACTTTCGTTCAACAATACTACCAATGGGATCAATGGATGCCATATTAATACCCAAAATTATATTTAAAGCCGACGGAATATGTGCATTCTCTCCATCTATAATTTTTTCCACTGTAGTTTGTGCAACATCCACGTCTCCAATATAATTAACCATTTCTTGGAGACAAAATTCATGTGTTTTTAGTAAAAATGCTTCCGTGCCAACACATTCTATCAACATTAATTCTTTTTTCAATAATGCTGTCAAAGCTTGTATACATCCATAGTTAGTATCTGATGGAGGGAATTTTTCCAGCATATTATTACGTTCTGTTTTACTTTCCATTTTCCCTATCAGGGTAATATATCGTAAAAACATTTCCATGAAATTAAAAATATCATTTCTCACTTTTGTTGTATATCTTTTGTCATTTCCAATAAATCGAGACATATGATTTATTTTGTCAATATGTGCGGCATCAACATTTTTGGTTAGCAAAACGGATGTAATTAATGTTAAATCTGCCTGGGCCTCTTTACCTGTAATACCTAATGCCTGTCTATATTTGGTATTTAGACGATTAAGTTTTGGGTCAACTTCAAAATTGTCTTTTTTATTATAAATAATATTAAGCCACAAAATAGCCATATCTTTGTTTATAAATATTGTTTGTTTTTTCTTTTTAAATCCAGATGCATAGCTCAATATATCGTTTTCAATAATCGGAATAGTCGCCACATTATTGGATTGTTCGGGTGGAATAATATCCACCCCATTTCTTGAATTTATCGTTTGTAACATTTTTAGTTAATAATTAATCATTTAAATTAAAAAAAATTTTTTTTGATATTTTATATCATATAAAATAATTATGATTACAGAATTATCTAATAAAAATAACCAATATATTTTGCTGATCAAAGGAGGCATTCCTATAAACATTGCTAATGAATTAATAGATTTAATAGATGAAAAATCTAAAATTAAGTTTAAATCTAATAAACGTATACAATTTACACGAACCACAGATGGTATACCAGATAAATACAAAACATACATTTTAAAAATACTAAAGTCTACAGATAAATATGGTTTATCTAATAGCATTATTTCTGATAAAATAACCATATCTAGACACAAGACAAACGAACAAATACTTCCACATTATGACAAAAACAACTCTAATGATACCACCATTTTCAAAGGTTGTATTTATCTGTCGTGTAATATAGGTACAACATTTATTCTGGAAGATGGATCAGAGATAACACCAAATGTAGAACCGGGAGATATTGTATTATTTGATATAAATTTAAAACATTATGGGAACATAATACCAAAAAATATAGTAAAATATATCTTTGGATTTAGATTAAATAAACAATAAAATACATTTTCATTTTAAAAAAATGAAAAAGTTAAATCATTTGCCGGTTGATCCGAACCCACCTTCTCCTCTTACAGTAGTATTTTCGTGAATTGTTGGGTCAATTCCATTGATTAGTGGAACAGTATATTTATAAAAAATAAGTTGTCCCACTTTATTCCCCTTCTGAACTGAGTATGGTTTATCTGACATATTAATAAGAGTAATGTATATATTTCCCTTATAATCATTATCTATAATTCCTGAGGATGTGGGAATAAGTCCCGCTATTCCCATTGAAGATCTGCCTTTAACGCTACAAAAATACCCAGGTGGGGGTATTACCTTTTTAATACCAACATCTATTTTGGTTGGTTGTAAAGGTTCTAATATATAATCTTGAATAGATTTTAAATCCAACCCCACAGATCCTTCTGTAGAGGTGGTTAACGTATCATTGTCTCCGTAAAATTCAACATATGCTTGTAATCTTTCGGATTCCATTTATATAATGTTTTGTGTATTATAAATAAAAAATTTTTGTATACAAAATGTGCATACCTACACAAAATGAATTCGAATTTAAAAAAAATAATATTTTGTATGAAATAGAGGACAATTATGAAGAAGATGATGAAAGACTTTCATATATTGATAGTATTATATTATTGTTGTTATTAAATAGTATTTTTGGTGAAAAATCGTAGATTTTTCACCAGGAAAGATAATTGGGATATATTGGACAATCTAATTAAATAAAAGGAAGATAATGTAACTCAAATAGATGGATCCAAATGGATAGCTTTAAGATTAGACGGGGGAAAAATTTTTATAATTAAAATAAGTTACAGTATAAATAAATGATTGTTAAGCTAATATGGAATTTTTATCCAGATGACATTAACTTAGGTAATGTCTTAATAAATAATAAACAGGCGAGTAATCAAATGTTGGAAGCGTCAATAAAACAAGATAAAGATGATGTGATATTTATACTCAACAAAAGAAACGAGCATAAGTTGAAGTATAGTAAGCTTGATAACAAACGGATTATGTCTCCTATTGCGGGTGCTACTATAAAATTCAAAGGACATACTATCATCGATCTTTTAACAGAAGTTTTTAATGCTAGTAAAAGAACGGTCCGCCCAAACAAAGAATTAGATCATTATTTTTCTAATTATTTATTTGAGGATACAGGCCTCAAATATCCAAACGGACAAGAATACGTAATATCTGATAATACTAAAAAAAAAATACACAACAAATATATGAAAGAAGAATTGACATATTATGATTTGATGACGTATAAATATATCGTTAAAAATTTTTATTTTTTTGAATTAACTTATACTGATAAAAAGTGGTTTTTTGGTAGGAGATTTGAAGAGTTTTGTTAATAATACTTTAAAATAATAGTATATTATACTATTATATAATTTTAATATGGTAAACGTCTAAGATGTCGTTTTAAATATTTTTTTGGATATTTTTGAAATATTCGGTGACATTATTAAAAATATTTTTTTTATTTTTATTTTCTATTTCAATAATGAACATTTTTTTTTAACTTTTTATGTTGAGAAATAGTTGTAAGACTTGTTGAACTTGTCAACAAAAAAATCTTTAATTTCTCAAACATAATTCTCAAACACAAAAAACACTTAAAAAATATTCGGTGACAATATTAAAAATATTTTTTTTTATTTTTTCATTTTCTATTTCAACAATGAACATTTTTTTTTAACTTTTACATTTGAGAAATATTTTTAATCAAATAATATAATATATCAATCATTTTTAAATTTTTTAAAATAAATTTAAATGAAATGCAATTGTAAAATTTTATATAAGACCAGTGGATTAAGGCAGTGTAATGTTAGCTGTTGGTTTGATACAATTTTGACTTCTCTGTTGACAATTCCTACAATGAGACACCATTTTAAAGAATATTTTGATAATTTCAATGTTTGTGAAAATATTTCATGCAAAAATCGTGTAATATATTTAACCAATTTATCGTATATTTTAGGAATTCATGATCTTAATACCAAAAATACAGCATATAGAATAATACACCAAATCATGCATTTTATGGGAAATAAGAAACACAAAACAATTATAAACGAGAATATAGGAAAAAAGATATACACAAATCTACTGGTGTTGTTTAGGCCAGAAACATTTTTGGATCTTCCATCCAAAAGTGCAAATAACTTTGTGTTAACTAGCAATTCTCCTATTATAACTATAATTGTTGGAACTACAAATAAAGTTTCTGAAAGCATCTATTATGCACTAACTAATAAAGAAACAAAATTTACATTAACTGATAAAATTGTAACTAAAGTTCCACTTAATTTATCGACAAATAATAAAAACAAATACAAACTACAAACTATAATAGTATCTACATCATACCATGTATTTTCTTATATATTTTGCGAAAATCATTGGGTTCGTTATGATAATGAAAAAAAATCATTAAAAATAGTTGTTGAAAATAGTGATAAATATTTTCCATTTACGAAAAATGATTTAAAAGAAAATGGTTATTTAATATATATCTACATTAAAAAATAATTTAAGTTATATAAATGAAACCAGTTCCCGTCAGAGTTGTTAAAGGTCATGTAATTATGTCTGATGAATCTGTAGTAGATCCTAGTACTATGTCTGGTATAGCCAATTCTCTTAAGGACTCTGTGGCCGAAAGTTATAATTCTCCAGTTGCATTGGATAGAAAACGAAATGTGGTTATGGACAATGGGGATGTTGTAAATGGTAAAGTTGTTGGTGCAGTTGTCAGAAATGGACATAGAGTTCGTCGAAACAATGGTAATAAAGATATGATGGAATATAATGATGATTATAGTGAAAAATATCATAATAAAAATGATGTAGATTCCCAAGGTTATAGACACTTTAAAAAGAATAGTGAATCTATGGATTATGATTCAGACTATCTAAAACAAAAAGAGATTATGGCATATAAAGAATATATGAGACGAAAGGAGGCCAGAGAGGCATCTGAATCATATTCTGAGGGATTCAGCCAACATAATAATGTTCCCTCTCCGTTTCACGCTTCGGGACAAGAACGTTATTTCCCAGTTGCAGCAGCCTATGGTGATGAGTAAAATTTATTTTATTGACAGCTATTACTGATAAATATAATGGCGTTTTCTACTTCCTTTTGTAAAAGCGTTCTCATCCATTTTCTGTCTGTTCCAAAAGGAAAAAAAGTATCATTAAATGATGTAAAAAAAATATTAAATGAATCTCTAAAAGAATCTTGTAAATATATTCCAAACGACGATAGAAAAGATTCTATTTCAGAAGAACCAGAAGAAATATGTCAGTATGATTATATTACACAAAATTCTCACACTTGTTCAAAGAAAATTTCTGGGGTTGTTGACGGAAAAACTTTATGTGATACACATATTAATACTGTTAAACGCAATAAAAAAAAATTAGAATTTATAAGTAAACCTGTTATTACCGTATTAGATAAAACAGAAAATAGTATAGTTAAAGACGAGAATGGAGATAAATTATTGAAAGGTACTATTTTTAAAGTGAATGAACATGCAGATAAAGCCAATTTTACCATAAAAACAACCTTATCTCAAAAAGAGGCAGATAAACTTAATGAATTTAAAATACCATTTAATTGTGAAGTAGAAAACGAATAAAATACAAGTTTAATAAATATTATTTATTAAAAAATTATTTTTGGCGAAAAATCAGAGATTTTTCCTGGCGAAAAATCAGAGATTTTTCCTGGCGAAAAATCAGAGATTTTTCCTGGCGAAAAATCAGAGATTTTTCCTGGCGAAAAATCAGAGATTTTTCCTGGCGAAAAATCAGAGATTTTATCGATGACAAATATTGTTTATTTTATAAAATAAATAAATATGTCATATTCAACAACCAATTATACACATATGACTACCAATAATGATCAATTAGATAGCGTGGAAAGATTAATGGATAATTTTGCAAATTTCAATATAAACAGTAAACACAATGCATTCAATAGTGTAAACGATATTATAGGAGATTTGTCTTATTTGGCTGTTAATATAAAAGAAGAGTCTTTAGACCCGGAATATGATACACTTAATTCAACGATGAGTAAAATGGGCTCATTAAAAATTAAAAATTCAAAAAAACACACGTTAGCTCCTACCAGTAGACAGAGTTTTAAACGACGAAGTAAAAAAAGAATCAAAAAAGAACCAAATATAACAATAGATAAATCTTTAATTAAAGCAAAATCCTCAAAACCCGTTTATATAAAAAGAGAACCATATCAACATGAAAATGTCAAAATATTTAGTTTATTATTTTGTAAAAATGTGTATGATAAATTAAATGAATTTCAAAATAACCCAAACAAAATATCTTTAAATGATACAAAAAAAGCTTTAAATATAGCTTGTGAAACAACATTTAAAAAAAATTAAATATGATGATGAATTGGTATTTAAAATAACCATTATATAAATGGGTCGAATAAATACACGTAATCCTTCCAGGGAAAATCAAGGATTTTCCGCCAGAAAACCCTTTCGGTTAGGATGGCCAGACAATTCACCAGAAATGTCTTCGCGTATCAAACAATTTGCGGCAGAGCAAAGGAAAATTTTAAGTGGTCATCCATTACCATCATATACACCATCAAGACGCAGACCTGCACTTACTACATATAAAAGTGGTAAAAGTAAACTTAAAGATTCATTATTAAGGGGAGAATATTTTATCCCAACCAACACGAAAGGATACCAAAAAAGAATTCAAAATGATGAAGATTTGGTGAATTCATTCAGACAAATGGACGTGAAACCGGCAAAATCTACGATTTTGCGCCCACAGTATGACTATATGGATGATCTTATTGATGATTTTGGGCGAGCTTCTATAGGAAATGTTAGAACTTATTCTCCAAAAAGTAAAAACTATTTTGGAGTAAAGCCTAAACAAACTCGATCAAAACGAAGAAACACAAAAAAAAGAACTAAACGAAAAAACACCAAAAATGTAGACAAACTAACATCGAGTTTAAGAAAAATGTCTATCAAAAAAACAAACAACAAACCACATTTTTATAACAATAAACAATACCAAATGTATGATTCCGATTCCGATTATTATTGAACACAGAAATAGTTAAATTTGTTTTAAAAAATATTTTTAGATTTTTAAAATCTAAAACAACAAATTACATTAAATTGTTTATTTATGAAAATTCTATTTTTTTAATTATTTTTTTTGTTTTAATAAATGACAATTAGTGCTCAGGTTACGTTTATAGATCTATCTGCATACTCTGAACTTGAAGGATTCTTGTATGGAGGACCCTATGCTACAACTTATTTCGTCGGAACAGTCCAAAAAGGCAATTGGTTTTCTTTGGTTCCGATTTCTCTGAGAAATACTTCGGCCCCAGATTTTGATGCTAAATCATCGGCTGTACTCAACAGATCTGGCGACTATGTTTTACAAGTTTGGTTCAAATTCACACTACCAGTTGTACAACTTTCTGACGACCCCACTATTTTCGATAATGCTACAGTGAGATGGACTCGTAAATTGGGTCACAATATTTTCTCTAAAATTACCCTAACTCACAATGAATTGGTCTCCCAAGAATTTACAAATAATTGGCTTGATTTCAATTACAACTTTAACATCCCATCCAGTAAACGAATTGGTTATCGTAATATGATAGGAGATGTAACACCCAATTATCTTGCAGTTGCTCAAGGAGCTCCACTAGGAACGGGAGGAGAAATTAATGTGCCTCTGCCTCTTTGGTTCTCTGTTGATTCTGGCAGAGCTCTTCCTATAGCTGCCCTTCCTTTCAACGAAACCAAAATTAACTACGAATTTAGATCTTACAAAAATCTATTGGTGGTCTATCCCGGAGACGCCGGAGGTGGAGGAACTAGAATTGCAACAGTTAATGATGTTCATGTTGTTGGAAGCCCATCGACCAAACCATCATTTGGAAAACCAGAGACATTTGCTCTATATGCTATGGTTCACAATGAAGAAAGAGCACGAATGGGAGAAAAACCACGTGATATTCTTATGCACCAAATCCAACAAGTACAAGTTACTCCTTTCAAAGATGTGTCAACTGTAATTACACAAAATTTCGACATTAGATTTTCCAATTCTGTTGTTGCTTTATATTTTGCTGCCGAAAATACAAGTATTGCTAATCAAAAGACTTCAAGCGGGGGTGAATTATCCAATTATACCACTCAGCCCAATTATGATGGAGATCAACCATTTGAAAATGTTCAACTATTATATGAGAACAATTTACGTGTAGATATGACATCTTCTTACTATACTCTAATTGCGCCATATTACCACTCTAGATCTGTTCCAGATGAAACTGGATACCATCTGTGGTCTTACGCATTGGATACGGAATGTCTAAACCCATGTGGATCTACCAATTATACCAAGATAACTTCTGTTGCCATCTCTTATACCTTCTCTGAGAGTGCAGTATCGGCAGCTAATGTAGTTGCTCCTTTGGATAACCAAGGAAATCCAATTACATGGACCGACAGTCTTGGAGCAACTGTTCCTATGCCCCAAACATGGAAGCACATCTTCATTGCTAGGTCACACAACATCGGTAGAATTGGAAATGGGGGTTTTGGTTTTCCTACATTATAGGTACTCACTCTGTGTGTTATTCAGATTTGACAACACTATTTATTGTACCAAAAATTTTATATTTCTAATATAAAAATTTACACCAAAACATGTCACAGTTAGAAGAAACATGGGAAAGGTTAACTTGTATAAATCAACCAAAATATTTTGTTTCTAATTATGGTCAAATCAAAAACATACAAAACCAAATTCATACACAAAATCCTAATATAAAAGGGTACTGTAAAATAAATATCCAAGGAAAAGGGTATCAAATTCACAGATTAGTTTCTTTACAATTTATACCAAATCCAAAAAATTTGCCTATCGTAGATCACATTGACGGAAATCGGTCAAACAATAAAGTTAATAATTTACAATGGGTAAATCATCAAGAAAATAAACAAAAGCAAAATATTTTTGAAAAGCATAGTTCCGGCAAAAAAGTTATACAAGTAGATCCAATAACCAAAGTGCATCTTAAAATCTGGGAGTCTATATCTCAAGCAGACAGAATTTTAAAATGCAATGTTTTGGACAACTTAAAAGGAAAATCAAAAACAGCAGCCGGGTATATATGGAAATATGCCGAAGACCTGCCCATAGAAGGAGAAATTTGGAAACAATGTCAACAGTATACAGATTTAGAAGTCTCTAATTTTGGTAGAGTAAGAAAGGGTGCGTTGATAATGGAAGGGTCTATAAATGCCGGATACAGATATGTCAGAGGGAAAATTTCTATTCATAGACTTGTAGCTTTTGAATTTTTACCAAACCCAACTAACTTAAAATTTGTACATCATAAAGACAATAACCGAACAAATAACCATGTCGACAATTTACAATGGGTAACAAGAAGCGAAAACAATTCAAAACAGATACGCAAATCTACGAATGTTTCCCGGGGGAAGAAAATTTTGGGAATAGAAAGACACAAATACAGTATATTAAAATTTGACACTTTACAATCTGCGTCAAACCACATTTCGACAAATACAGGAAATATGGTTAGATGTTGCCAAACAAATTACGAAAAGTCTAAAGGGTATTTATTCCAATGTGACTGGTCAAAATACAACACAGCTGAATTTATCATCAAACAAATAGACCCCAATACTAAAATTATCAAAGAATTCAAGACCTTTGAAGAGATATCCAAGGAAACTGGCCTATCTGAAGAGGACATAAATTTATGTTGTCAAGGTAAATATAGGACATTAAAAGGATTTATATGGCAATACGCGAACGAAGACAAACTAAAAGATATATCACAACAATCCTTCAACGATATTGAACTTCATAAACAAGATGGAACTATTTTATCGTTTTCTTCAATCGCAGAAGCCACTAAAAATACAAAATATAATTATGAAATAATTATACACATGTTGAACAACAAAAACTGTTTTGTTTATAAAGGAGACAAACCTTTATGTTTAGACCCAATTGACAGAACAGAAACACTTCCTGAAAATTTACAGAAAAGACCCGTCAAAGGCCAAACTAAAGAAATAACAAGTACTAATTTAGAAACAAATGAAATTAAAAAATTTAAGTCTATATTAGAAGCATCTATAGAACTAAAAATAGATAGACGACAAATAACAAAACATTTGAATGGTAATTCCAATTATAAAATTTATAAATTTGAACCAACAAAAAGATAGTTTAAAATGAGTGAATCAAAAATAGACGACATTAAAAAAAAGCAAACACATTTGGAATCTAAATTTCAATTAAACGAATTTATGGTTAAAGAAATTAAAAAAGACATTAAAACTACAATTAGTATAAGTAAAGATATCGACAGTAAAATAAAGCATGCAGAACATTTAATTCAGGAACATAAATGTTTTTTTTAAACTAAATAAATTTGAAAATTATATTTTCAAATATATGCTGTCGGAGATGGGATCTTCGATTTTTAACAATAAATAATATTTACTGTTTGGATTTAATTACAGTAATTAAATTTTAAATTTTGTATACAAAATGTATTAAAATGATTAAAATTTTTTATTTCAAGATTAAACTTACAAATAAATATGTATATCGTAGATTTTTTCGTGTTTATTTGGTTTAAATTTATATCATTGTTTAAACCAAATATAGTATTGAAAAAAACACATAAACCCTTTTGGTGCCCCCATTTTTTAGATAACAACTATTTAAAAGAGAATTATAGTTATTGTGAATGCGCGTCTATCCCGAGCGATGAACGCCCCAAAACATATGAAGAATATCAAAAAAAGAAACTAAAACACAACGAAATTGTATTTAAAAATGTTCCAGACGGGATAACATATTGTTGGCAATGTAGTTCGATTATATATCATTGGCCACAAATAAATATAAGTATAAGTTTGACTCCACGCCGTTTCCTTCATATCTTAAATCGGATCAGAAGTCGAGCGAAAAATCGGCCAAAACAACTGATGTAGTAAATTCATAATAATGAAAATTCCGACATAAAAAGTCCAAAAAGTCCAAAAAGTCCAAAACCCTCGCGTAGATCCTGAGAATATGTATATTTTGGTGGTCTTTATTGTTAAATAAGTTTTATAATTTATAAAATCGATAATAAATAAAAATTAATTTTTTTTAAATTATCGATTTTATTTTACATCGAAATTTTTTTATAATATTTATTATCTTTTAATACTATTAAAAATGAGTTCAGCTAATAAACCAAGAAAGGTATCATCGCGAGGGGAAACCCCAGATGATTTTTTTTCTAGACTATCCCGAGGAGGAATGCGAAGATCCAAAGAAGGCGGTAGAGAGACGAAAGCACAATTTTACGCCCGATTATCTAGAGGCGGAAGACGCCCCAAAGAAAGTGGTAGATCTCGGAGAAGAACTAAAAGACGTACTCGAAGAACTCGAAAATCTAAAAGACGTACCCGAAGAACAACAAAAGGAGCATCTAAAGTTCGCTCCAGACGCCGAAGAGCACCATCTAAAAGACGTCGTAGCAGACGCACAAGAAAATTAGAAGGTAGATGGTAAATATTCAAAAATAATTTGTTTTATTGTAATTATAGCCTAAAAATTGGTATTTTGTGGGTTTTTAAATAATTAGATAAATTTTTGGGTTCATATTTTATATTTTCAGATCGTTTATGGACAGATGGGTGAATTGCTTCTTTTGGGCCTTTTATTTTTCGTAAATATTTTTTACGAAACAAAAACATTCGTATACGAGGATTATGAATTTTAGCAAAAATATGTTTTGTTTCGTCTAAATGTGAATAGTTTTCAACTTCGAGACCAAATTTTTTTGCCTCCTTAATCATCCACAATAAAGATACATTAGATAACAAAGAATTGTTGTTATCTGGTGTATAATAACCACCACCCACGTCCGAATGACTTCCGGCGAACCACATTTGTAATAAATTTTCATCTTCACGATCTTGCCAAAGTGTTGGTTTAAACTTTTTTCGTGGTTCATCCAGAGCTAAAGCATGTCTGACGACATGAATATTACTTCCCATTTTTGTGTTATAAAAGGAATCTTTTTTAGAATATTTTAAAGATAATGCGGCAACAGTATCCCAAACTCCTACAAATTTAATTTTATTATTTTTGTGACAATAATCTGTTTGAAATTTTTTTATAAATTCTGTATCTGGTTTATATAATGAATGGGGATTTTTATAATATAGAAAAGTTTCATGAATACGATTAGCATGCTCATGGCGCAAAATACCACAATTATTTATTAATCCACATAAACTTCGAATTGTATATGCTCCTCTGCTAAATCCAAATAAAAAGATCTCATCTCCAAGATTATAGTTATGGACCAAATAACGATAATAATTTATAACGTGATCTTGAAGACCGCTACCTGTAACACCCTTGTATAATTTTATAGTTTTGAAAAATTGATTGGTTCCAATGCCAGAATTATAAAAAATTTGTTGTGGAATTTCAGTATTTGACATTTTAATCATACGTGTTAATTTGAGAACATTCGTCGGAAAATCTTTTGTTGTATCTTCTTCTGGTTTATCCCAGGTACCATCAGCGCATATTATTATACGTTTCATTTTGTTATAATAAACTAAATATTTTAAAATAGTTATAGAGATATATTACACCCAACATTAATTTTATAAAAAATAAAATCGATATTGATTTTACGGATATACCATTTAAGTATACAACATCTGGTGTATTAGTAAGAAATTTTATCAACTTACACAAACAAATCACAAAAGAGTTCTTGTATGATACTATTTGTAACGCTTTTAAAACTGCACCAGGAATAAAAAAATGTATTATCGGACATTTATATTGTTTCGTTATTTTAAAAATAACGAAGTTAAATTAACAGCCCATGTATTCTCATGAGTAAATCAATATTTACTTATTTCGTTATTTAAAAATAACGAATGAAATAACTTAAAGTTTATTATCTTTAATTTTCAATTTAGGAACCAATTTAATACAAATATTAAACGCCATAACCATCTGCATGAAAACTTTTGTAACATACGGCAATTCTATTTCGTAAATATCAAACGACCCACATAATTTGCATTTGGCGTGGATATCTATGCTCGGATCCGTCCCGTGGTATAATAAACCACATTGGCATACTTTTAATTTGTGATAATCTGAATTAATGAAAATTCTTTCTCGAAGAGTTACAGAACATCCGTGAGATAGCAAAGCATCGCGTTCTTGAATTCCTATTTTATAGCCGCCTTCAACACTTCTTCCTTCTTTCGGTTGTCTCGTAATATGCTGTATTGGCCCCGTAGTTCGCACATAAAGCTTATCCTTCGATAAATGTTTTAGTTTCTGATAGTACATTATTCCTGTAAATATTAACGTTGGTATTTTTTCCCCAGTAGATCCGTTATATAATTGAGTAGATTTAAAATCTTTAAGATGTTCCGGTATAAGTTTACTATAAAATGAATTGTAGTGTAGATAATGTTGAATATGTTGCTCTAGAAAACAGTCTGTATCACATCTTGGCGAGCTAAGTTTTTTCTTATATTCTACACATATTTTGCATAATTTAGTTTTAGAATTACCTACAGCTTCATAACCTGCAGCTGCTTCTAATAAGTGACCTATCGTCATTCTTTTTGGAATAGCCAGTGGATTAATGATAACATCTGGTGTCATTCCATTTTTGTCAAATGGCATATCTTCCTGTCTAAACAGATTTCCGCACGTTCCTTTTTGCATAGATATCCTTTGGGCTTCCTTTAGGACGCACCCCGAGATGGATATCGTACCCGAAAGTTTAATCAACTTTCGTCCTTTGCTTCCCGAAAATCAATTTTCAATCATTTCGATCACAAAGGATACCGCTCACAACAATGTTAATTGAGTTTACGGCAGACGGACTTTACATTACGCCAACTTGTTATTGTAAGTCAACGGCTCGGCGACCAAGTCTCTAGAGATTTCCCTTAACCTCACGATTAAGTTATACCTACGGTCTTACCTATGCAGGATGTGCAGTCCTACATAACCTTTAACCGTTTTCACCGAACTTGCGTATTAAGATATATTTTATATCTATAGGTGTGAACTGTCATCCACGTACCACAATCGACCACTTAAGTTTGAAACCTAGCCCGATCAAATTGCTCGCTAGAGAGTAAAACGTATCATGTTAATTCATGATTTATTAGTGAAAAATCTTAGATTTTTCGTGGAATTCTTGCGAACTCACGCCTCCCTTTTCATGGCCATAATTTTATAGAGGGTCTCAATCCTCCTTTTGTTTACCATGTCTTGAACTATTGCCTGACCAAACAGTCTTTCCGTGTCTCCTGACATAGAAGAGACCAGTTTTTGTCGTAAGACAATACACTTTTCCTGAAAAATTTTCTATTAATTTATCTTGTATTTTATAACTATTAACCAAAGGTTCTTTTATACGTTTTAATATTGAAATGTACCAACTATCTGCATTTATTGTACCTACACTGATTCTGTTGTTTATATTGGATTTTATTGAATATTCTGTTCCTTTTTTTTTAAATATAGAAGCATTGCTAGAAAATCCACAATGTAAAGCTAATGTCTGCATATCATCTTTTAATTTTGTAGAACTTGTCGAATACCTATGACAACCATGACTAATGTGTCCATCTCCAGATATTAAAGCATTTAATAAAATTATACATTTTTTTTTGCATAACTTAAACACATAGTTGGGTAATGATTTGTTAATGGCACCAATTGATAAATTTTTAAAAAAATCTATCACTTCGTTGTTGGGACCTCTTTTTTTACATACATACCATTTATGATCGGTTGATTTGTTGAAATTCCAATTTAATTTTCTTTCTATTACCAACAATTGTTTTTTAATTCTATCTTTACAAGAAGATATTATTATACAACCCCCACAACACCATCCTTCGCTCATAAATATACCTAGAAATTGTAAAAAAAAATCATTATATTTTATATCGTCCAAATCAATAGTATGTTTAAGTCCACCTTTTGCATTTTTTTTGTATTTTAATCTTTTGTGTAAACAATTTTGAGCATCTACAAATCTGTACACAGAATTTTTCGAGTTTGTTTTTACAAACATTCTATGATTCATCGTAGTCATTAAACTAATATATTGTGTGTCAATCTCATACAACGTCTCATTTTCACACTCAAAACTAACAACTTCGCTTGGCTTTTCATAAACAATTGTCTCGTCACTCGCGTCCATACAACAAACTTCATCGTCTAAAGTCACATCCGCAATACCTTTCCAGCCATTACTAGTTAAAACTTGATGATCATCTGTAAGACAAAATTTGTCGCCAATGGCAGGAATCAAAAATTCGACTACCGTAACCCTAATTATTATATCATTCTTAGACGTTTTATCGAATGTAACACTTTTAACACGACAACTATTTTCACTATCATGTTTTAAAGCCGCATATGGCTCAAAATTATTGTCATGTGGTCCAACTTTGAATTTTTTTAAACATATCATAACATCATTTTTTTCTAAAATAGACCCAACTTTAACTATCCCATCAACCAATTTTAAAAATTCTTTTTGTGGATTTATAATTGGAGACCACAATATGTCGTCACTTTCTAAAATATGTGTATGTGTTGTTTCTCTTTCACTCAAAAACAGACCTCTATCAACACTACTTTTATTTAATATCAAAGAATCTTCTTGATTTTCTCCGTAAAATGGCATTAATGCCATAATAACATTAAATCCTGTGGGATTTATATATGTGTGTTCTAATGTATTAAAGATAGTGTTAACTATAGGCGTTTGTGCATGTACCAAAATATTATTGACATTGGATTTGTCGTCTTTTACTGTCGTATGTCCAGATATAGCCTGTTTACTCATCTGACATTGATATATGTTTCTAGGGGACTGATTATGGTTAGAAAAGGGTGTCATGGTTCCAATATATCCCAAACATGCGGGGAATAAAAAATCAAATGGCAACTTTGATTTATCAGATATGGTCCGTGTAAAAATGTCTTTTTCATCCATTTTGTACATCTCCATTTCATTCTTGTCCATATAAGCAATATATCCTCCCGCCAACAATTCTTTAAAATGTATTATGTTTGTGTGTTCGAATGGTTTTAAAACTATAGGGTACATTATTCTTCCTGCATCTGTGTGAACCAAAATAGACTCATTGTTGTGATTATAATAAATTGATATGTCAAATAGCCTATAAACCGTCTTTAGTTTTAATAAAATAGCTATAGTTTCGTCAATTTTGTCTTTGTCTATGCTTCCCAACCAATTACCATTTACAAAAAGTGGTGTATGTTTATCTTCATTTAATCTATCTCCTATCATAGATCTCACCATTTGATCTATAACTATACTATTATCCAAAGAAAGATGCGCTTGCATAGAGAAATGTTTAATTAAACCAACCTTTTTTCCATCTGGAGTACTAAATGGACACATTATATCACTTTGTGTCAAGTCAAAATCTCTGGCCTCTTTAACTTTATTATTTTCGTTTTTAATTGGTGTGTTTATTTTACTTATATTATCATAATAATTTAATTCATTAAAACAATCAAAAATCTGAGATACATTTTGGTTTGTTGTTATTTTTCCTATCCACGTATTCATTGTGAGACATCCTTTTAAACTTGTTGTAAAATCGCAACATTTTTCGAAATTTTTTAATATAATTTCGTTACTCAATTGTCCAGTTTCATTGAACACTTTAATACACTTTTTTTTGAATTTTTTTTCAAAAACGTGCATTAATTCAATTGATAAAAATGTACACACATTATATATTCGTTTATTTCCATAGTGATCTCTATTATCTATAGATGTGATATTTAAAATACCTTTATATAATACACTCAGAAGATAAAATATAAATTTTCCTTTTTTTTGTAAAGATGATCCTTTCATATGAATTAAAAATTTATCATTAATTGTGGTTTTTATAGCATCTTCATTAGAGAAATCTTTAATGTCTTCTTCATCAAAATTTGATACCATAATTTCTGCCAACTTTGTGTGAAATTTGTGATCTATTTTTTCAAAAATAGTATTATTATACTTTTTTATACTATCTTTGGACAAAAATAGTAATAAAAAACTATATATACCGATTAACTCTTTTTGGAATATATCTGGACAATATACCATTATTTTGTTGTTTTTTAACCCTATATCGATAAATGATGATTTAATATTGTTAATACTTTTAAATTCTACATACATTTTAAAATTAAACTCTTTTTTTTTCGCCAACAAAAACACAGAATTAAACGAAATTCGTTCTTCGGCGGTAACATATTTTTTTAAACCTTTGATTATAAAATAACATTTAAATCGTAAATCTTCGGGTTTAACTTTACACATACAACTTCCCACCATAATGGGTATTTCGCCCATCGTCACTGTTGTATTATATGTTTTAGAATTATTATTATTTTTATAATAACAATCAATATTTGCATATAAAACAGAAGAGTACGTGGAAAGTGTTTTTAGACATTCTGTAATGGATAATTCGGGTGGTTCTAAGAAAACGTTTTTTATTATTATTTTATAATCATTTGTATCTATAACCTTTCCTTCTAATATTTTTTTAATAGAATGTTTACAAAAAAAATCAAATGCTTTTAGTTGTATGGCTTCTATATTATTAATTTTTAAAAAAGATTTGACACGTTTAATATTGTTTTCATCCATTCATTTATAAATTATAAATTATACGCAATTATAAAATTTTTTGCATATTCTAACTAATGTTTAAAAAAGACCTTCCACACCATAAATCCTATAATAGCCAACGTAACAATACCACCCCCAACCCCCAAACCAACATATAACATGGTGTTGTCCTTTTCTTCGGGAACGGGAACTTCCTGTGGGTCGTTGACATTTGATATCAATTGATTATTTTTTAAAATTGCCGATTGATTTAATACAGATTCATTTGAATTGGGGGGAGTATTTAAAACAACTACGTTAGCATTAGTATTTTTTTTTGTTAATGCTGCAGTTGTTGGTTCATAAACGGGTTCTGGGCGTGGAGGCGGAGGGATATAGACGGGTTCTGGGGGTGGAGGCGGAACATAAACGGGTTCTGGGGGTGGAGGCGGAACATAAACGGGTTCTGGGGGTGTAGGCGGAGGGACATAGACGGGTAGAGGCGGAGGGACATAAACGGGGACGGGTGCAACATATGGGGGCACCTCACAGCCAAAAGTTAATTTTCCGTTTATATTTTGTCCATAAATAGCCGAAGAAGTTATTTTATTTAAATATGTTCCACTGGGACATGTAAAAGATTTGGTTGTAATATTACCAATTCCTCTAGCCGAACCCTGTTGTGGAGATTCTGTATTATCGTCACATGTAAACTTTATGCTTCCAAGTGGGTCATTTGTATAACTTCCATATTTATAATCAACTCTTTTAACTCCTATTGGACAAGCAAATGTGGGATATTTGTTTCCTCCGTTTAATTTTCCCATAGTTTCACCATTAACATATAATTTATTTACCCACCAACCAGCATCAACTCTAGTTGATCTAAAAGGAGTTGGGGAAGAAATCGTTTGACCCATTTTTAATAAGATTAAATAATTTTAAATCATTGTTAAAACAAAAAAGCAATTATTGAAAATATCAATATACTTTAAAAATTAATTAATATACAAAACAATGATAAGTATTTGATTGACATGTGTTGCGATGATGAATATGTGATTATAGACTCTTTTCAAGTATGTACGACGTGTGGGATTGAACAACCTATATTAGAACATGATAATTTTCAAAATAATTATTCAATAAATTTATCTTTTAACAAAAAAATAGATGTAACTTTATTAGATAAACTTCACGATGATACCAAACAAAAAATAATAATGAATTTCTCCGAAATGTTGTGTCATTATTCTAAAAATAATTCCAAAATAATCAGAGGAGAAAACAAAAAAGCAATTTTTTCCGTATTATACTTTTATAATAGGCAATTATCTGGAGAAACGACAACATGTTCAGAAGTTATACGATTATTTGAAATTAAAAAAAGTAAGTTTGGTGAAGGGAAAAAATTTGTATTATATTATTTTCCCCAATTTCGAAATATAATAATTCACATTTATGATTTTACCGATAAAGTATTTAATATGGCCAAATTAAACAAATGGATAATTGATTATGAAATATTTAAAAATAGTTGTATACAAATAGATAAAATACCTTGGTATAATAATTATAATCCTTATTCTGTATGTTGTTGTATTTTGTTTTACATTATAACAGATAAAAAATTTAAAAAAAATATATTTATCAAGAAAATGAATATTTCTGATGCTATAATTAAATGTATTTGTAATAATTTAATTAAAGATTTACAAAAAATAAATTAGTGTTAATAAATGGATTTTAGATTTATAATATTAAGTACATTATTGTGTATATCTAATGTTTCGTCTATGAGTGTAGATATTGTTTGTAGAACATGCCAAACAATAACAAATGCAGAAGGTGCATATGATGATTGTTTTAATGATGTTAATAATAGTTATTCTTGGTGTCAAAGAATATACAATTTAATTTATTCGTGAATAAAACTCACGTATATCTCTACAAAGAGCATCAATAATGTTTAAGTAATAAATTAATTTTAAAATATAATTCATTATTTAATTTTTGACACACAACTATATATTTCACAATATCTTTGTCCAACTTGTACATAATATTATAATTATTAATTATCGATTGTTTTAAAGACAACAATTCATATTTATCATATGTGTCGACTTTTGTTAACAATTTTGTTAATTCATTAATTTTATCCAATATATTATTATCATACATAATTAAATGATCTTCTTATTAATTGTATTTTCTATGGTATTATCATCAATTGTTTATCTACAACTTGATAACAATAACTTAGATGAGAGATTCAAAGTCATATATATAAATTTAATTGCTCCATTACTTTTTATTATTTTACTCTTTTTCTCTAATTCGTATGTTGTGCTGGGATTATTGTCTTCGATTTCTTTTTCAATTGTTTTGATATATAGAGAATTATTATCCAATTTTATGAACACAATATACTTATATTTGTATCCCCCAGATTGGAAAGTCGGAACAAAACTATTTTTTGGAGAAAAAAATATTGTTTTGATATATAAAGGATTGGGTTTCTTGAGAACTCCTTTATATTATGCAGATGGAAGTATTATGTTGATTCCAAACAGAGAACTGGCATCTAATAAAATTTCCATACACATATAAATCATTAAACAACAATAAACTGTTGTTGTCATTGTGGCCTAGTTGGTTAAGGCACCCGTCTTATAAGCGGGAGATCGTGGGTTCGAGCCCCACCTTTGACATTAATTATTTCTTAAAATATTTTAAGAAATATCTTAAGTTAAATAATACATACAATAAATTATATTTTCTTTAAATATTTTAAAGAAAGTAGCTTAATGGTAAAGCAGCCGGTTGTGGTCCGAAAGATTGGGGGGGGTTCGAATCCCTTCTTTAACATTCAAACATTCCTTAAAAAGTTTAAGGAAAGTTATTTTATAATATAAACTTATTTGACTTACATAAGTTATTAAAATTAATATATAGTAAATGGTTGGTGGTATAAAAAAAACTATAAGTAGATCATTTGGTGGTTTTGGAAAAGGCAAATCGGTATCTAAACCAAAGAAAACTAGACGGTCTAGTAAACGTAAAACTAGACGTCGAGTTAAACAAACTGAGGGGCGTAGGATTCGTAGTAGTCGTAGGAGTCGTAGGAGTCGTAGGAGTCGTAGTAGTCGTAGGAGTCGTAGGAGTCGTAGGAGTCGTAGGAGTCGTAGGAGTCGTAGGAGTCGTAGGAGTCGTAGGAGTCGTAGGAGTAGTAGACGCCGAAACAAACTTTCAAAACAATATACCCCAAAGAGACAATCTCGGAAAAAAAAATATTCCAAAAAAAGAACAATACGTAGAACCTCATTGTCTAAACAACAAAATTCTAAACGTATAAATTCTAAACGTCTAAAATTAGAAGGCACACAACATGGGACCCCAAAAAGAGACGAATCTGACGTTTTCGATTATTTGTTTGATCCCAAAACACAATATCTATAAATTTTGGACAATGTATTTTATATTCTTAAATAGTCTATTAAACAAGATCTAAAAAATAAGATAACATTTTCTATAAATAGCATACAAAAATTTAAAAATAACCATCTAATATTTTATATTGTCATTGTGGCCTAGTTGGTTAAGGCACCCGTCTTATAAGCGGGAGATCGTGGGTTCGAGCCCCACCTTTGACATTCACCCATTTCCCAAATATTTTGAGAAATTTTACGTATGTGAATTTTATTTTAAAAACGTCACTTCATAGAGCCAAAAAATCTATACTTACATTTTGATTGTGTAAATTTATAAAATTTAATTTTAATGTAAGCATTGTGTATTTTAATTCTACAATAATGGAGAATAAATATAAATGGCCGAACACTCCTTTGTTTATACATCATCTCAACAATAATCGTCAATATATAGAAAAAAAACTTCTAAAAAGTCCCATATATGTTATGGAAAAATATGATGGAACAAATGTTGGAATAGATAACTATGGAAATATGTATGGGAGAAATTTTATGATTGAAAAAAATGCTAAAACTTATCAAGAAACAGATTTGGATGTTGTCCAAACATATCAAGTGTGTGCAGAAAATATAAAACAATATATTATTTCTATTTTAAAATTTTCCGAATTTAAATGTATTATTTATGGAGAACTTATGTGTAACCCTAAACTATATCGATATTCTGAATTGCCCACATATTGTCCATTTGGAGTTGTGCTTGCGGGTTTGAATAAAACTCAGATTAACTTACTCAAAGTTGATTTTGATATTAAGATGGGAGATGATATAATTACGCTCTGTATGAACGATAAGTTATATAAAATGATGATAGAAAATAAATGTAACATTGTTGGTTATTTGGGGAGATATGAAAATTTTTCCAAGTTTTTGAAAGAAAAATTTGAATGGCTGTTTAAAGGTATGGGAGAAGGTGTAATAATCAATATGGACTCTACCACATATAAACTAAAAATTGGAAAGGAGGAAAATTTCACAAATTTGAATATTTTAAACAACATTATAGATTTGAATATAACTGAAAATGTAGAAGAAATTATTTTGTCTTTAGTTCATATTCAAAATTCAAATTACGAAAACGGAGAAATTTGTATTGAGGGCATAAAAAAAAACAAGAGAATTGTTAGACAAGAAAAAAATACACAGATTAATAATGAAAAAAAATTATACAAAGAAATTATTAAAAGTGCAATGACAAAGTTTGATCACGAAGATACATTTTATGCGTTAGGCTCTGCCGGATTCATTAATTATGTAGACATTATATACGAAGAATGTAAAAAAGATACAGAAAAAATGCCAAAAAATATCGTCAAATCTATATTGGGCTTCCGATTTAGTATGTTTAAAAAAAGATAAATTTATAATAACCCCAAAAAAATCATTTGCAACTTAAAATAAGTTACAAATACATTCATTTTCAATAAAATTTATTTTTTTCTTCTTTAATATAACATAAGTTGAATTTACTGTTAATCTCAGCAATTCTAAGAGTGGGAGGATCCAAAAAAGGAATATTTGTATTTTGAAGATGAAGACGAAAAGGTTGATGAAAAGGAATAGGACGATGAGGACAATGAGGACGATGAGGACGACGACGTGGACGAGGACGTATATGACGAAGAAATTTCAAAACATACGTCGACAAATGTTATCAGAAATCATGGATATTTCAGAGGCATTTGAATGTTCTCAGGAACCAATGGAAACTGATGACAACAATGTCACAATTGCGCTCGAATTGTCGGAACCAATGGAAATTGATCTCGATTTGTCGGAACCAATGGAAATTGATGAGACTATCTTGGACAAACCCATCTTGAACAAACCCATCTTGGCCAAACCCATCTTGAACAAACCCATCGGACAATCTATAAAGATATCCATCTTCACAGATGGATCAAAAAATTATTATAGAGCAGGATGGGGATTCGTAATCTATGTAAATGGGATTACAGACGTCATGAAACTGCAACGAGGAAATATGCACTCAGATACTTCGTCATATGGAGCAGAAGTAGAGGCCATCTTACAAGCAATGATGTTTGTAACAAGATTCTCTAAAAATGTGAACATTTACAAAGTAACCATCTACAGTGACTGTAAACGGGCTATCGACAGCTTAGTTGACGGCAAATATCCAGAAATACAGAAACTTGTCGAATGTATGGAAAATGTCGAAATCGGGCATGTGTATGCCCACAGTTTGATCGAAGGAAATGAAATAGCCGACAAATTGGCAAAAGGAGATGATGATGCAGTCGAAAAATACTGTAAAGCAAAAAAAGAATTTGGATCCGTCAGCAATTATTTCGAAAAATATGTACCTTGTAGATAAAAAATTTTGATGAAGACCGAATTATTTCATTTATAAAAATGACTATTGGTCCACCACAACAATTGACACCACCACCCAAAATAGTTCCAATCAAGGAACAAAGAAAACAGAAAAAACAAGAAATAAGAGATTCGAAACCACCAAAAGAATATACTTCTACAGCACGAAAATTATTTTAATTGTAAACTTTATTATACACAGATTGTGTATAATTTTAAAACTTATATAAATGTCAAGAAATATCAACATTATAAATAATACTGATCATATAATTTATGCTAATTATACAGGATCTGCGTATTACAAACGTTGGACTTATATTCAAAGTGGATCTGTTAAAACTATGTATGGGACTATCACTACAAATTATCCAATTAAGTTATCAACTAGTAAGTCGGCCAATGGCATGTTCTATGATGAAAAGGTCGATAAAGGAGGAACCATTACTATTAAAGATAATAATAATGTTACATTTAAAAAAATATCGGATGAAGAATTTGAAAAACTCAAAATTATTGATAAAAAAAAGAAGGATGAATCAGATGCAACAATGGTCACTTTTGGATATATAATTTTGGGTTTAGGAATAGCTGGATTTCTTGGCTTTTCTTGGAATTCTTAAATAATGTTTATTTTTAATTCAATTGACTGTACGTCATTATTAATAAATATATTAAATTAGATTTAAAAATGGGAGCAGGTGGATCTAAACCAGACGCCAGTTCCACAGTAAACCAGTTGACTGAAATAGCAACCAATGTTGCCATGATAACCGCAAACAAATGTATTACAGCTGCGTCACAAAGTCAATTGTTATCTATAAAAGGAGTGAAAGGAGATGTAATTTTAGGAGGCACATCTATGTCACAGGGATATTCTGTAAATGTTAAGTGTCTTATGTCTGCAGAAAAACAAGCAGATTTAGCCTCGAATATTTCTTCAGCGTTTGCCCAATTTGCAGAAAGTAAAGGCGAATCTGTGTTATCTGCACTTGGGGGAACATCATCTGAAGTTAGAACAAATATCCACAATAAACTAACATCAAATGTAGACGCCAGTTCATATTCGGAATTATCAACCAAATTGATACAACAGCAAGAATTGAGCATTGAAGATATTGATGGAAATGTTGTAATGAAAGGGGTGACACTAGATCAACAATCAAAACTTGTTGCAGAATCTGTTATTGATTCAAAGGCATATACATCCACTATTAATGATCTTGCATTTACAATAGACCAAACAGCAACTAAAGAAGACAAAAATCCTTATGCAAACATACTTGGAGAAACGTGGGATGGCTTAGGGGGCGCGATTGATGGAGTAGGAGGCGCGATTGGTGATGTAGGAGGCGCGATTAGTGGAGTAGGAGGATTATTTAATCAACCAGGGTTTATTATTGCCATAGTAGTTATAGTTATAGTTATTTTGGTGGGTGGCGGACTATTTTTATATTTTAAAATGCAAATGATGAGCCAGGCTGTGGGTGTTTTGGGAGGGGGTGGCATGAATACAATGATGGCCTCCAAACCCCAAATGTATAGACGACATTAACAGATGCATGTAAAAAATTAAAATAATATGTTATTTTTTTTAATTTACACGAACTACAAATATGACAAACAAAATTAAACATTTTATACCCACAATTTTATTTATAATTTTATCATACACTTCGGCATCTTTACAATATACAGAGAAAGAGAAAGAGTGTTTGAATTATATGTATTGTATATCTGCCAATAGCACAGTTAACGACAGCATAGTTAACGACATCACAGATACTATCAATTTAACAAAACTGGAAGTCGATCTTCATGAAAAGGATGATGAGATTTCTAATATGTTACATTTTGACAACGAAACTCACCAGTTAAACAAAGATCTTGTACAATCATATAATAAAGGAAGTATAGACCAAAGTTTATGCGGGTCTTCGGAGTCATGTGACATTTTAGATGATTCAGATATGTTAGATCGACAAGGAAGAAGACGATATAAAAATAGAAGACGATATCAAAATAGAAGACGATATCAAAATAGAAGACGATATCAAAATAGAAGACGATATTCCAATAGGAGAAACTTCAGGACAAGAGCATGTAATGTTAAACAGAGATTCTTGTGTCCTATAGTAAAAATAGGGTGCGCCGTTTGCCCGTTTGTAGCTCTAACTGGGTTGCCAATTGGTCCTATATGTGCCCTTAAATGTCTATCGATAAATGTTGCTTGTGAAAGCGCAGTTATATTATGTGGATAAAATACATTATAATCTATATAAAATACTTTTATATAATATAAATGATTGGAAGTTTTGTCGATGACATAATTTTTGTGGGATTCAAAGATATACATACAACCGAAGAATGGATATTAAAGCTACTTCCACTTGTTAACGACATAGCTCACATATTTACTATTGCATCTGGGATCCCCATCTACCCACACTACATCAAAAATATGGTAGAATTAATTAAACGATGCTCTATTGATTTTTTGGCACTAACTGGTATAGTTGGTAACGCTGCTTACAAAACCGAAAAATATTCTAAAATGGATGGTATAGTATATTCTTTAGCGCTATTATTTTTTGGATTCTTAATTCCAAATTTTATATTAGAACCCATATTGAAAAAATTTCCAAAATCATTAAAGTTTATAGTTGGAATTATAGTAATTTATGGATTAGAGATTTGCATTGCGCTGGTTTACAGACAATATAAAATTTATAAGAAAAATAAAATATCCAAAGCAAATTAAGGTTGTATAGTTAAAAATTGTTGGCAACCTTGAAAATTTGAAAACGGAATTTATTGAGAAAGGAAAAAAGTTGGCATATTTTGAAGCTATGAGTAATCAAAATAAATAATTTGAATTTTGTTAATATTATGAAAAAATTCACCGATTTTTTTATTTATTAAAAAATGGTAAGAAGAAGAAAGAATACTAAAATTTCTAGACGAACTAGAAAACCTAGAAGAACTAGAAGAACTAGAAGAACTAGAAGAACTAGAAGAACTAGACTCCCAAGTTTAATTGAGGGTAAAAGAAGAAGTTTAAGAAGATCAAAAAGACCAAGAAAACCAGCGTGGTGAAAAATCTTCGATTTTTCCTGGTGAAAAATCTTCGATTTTTCCTGGTGAAAAATCTTCGATTTTTCCTGGTGAAAAATCTTCGATTTTTCCTGGTGAAAAATCTTCGATTTTTCCTGGTGAAAAATCTTCGATTTTTCCTGGTGAAAAATCTTCGATTTTTCCTGGTGAAAAATCTTCGATTTTTCCTGGTGAAAAATCTTCGATTTTTCCTGGAGATTCTTTTAATCTTATATCGTTTGAAAAATATACTCAGTATATTTTACACATTTTACATATTTATCTATGAAGAATGTTTATTTATTTTTAAAGTTATTTCAGTCCAATGTATTGTTTTAATATGACGAACATAGATACGTATAGCAAAAGTATCCTTTTCTTTATGTTCCAATATATTTGGATTAAAAACCTCTTCTTTTTTGTCATGTTCCAATATATTTTGTTTAAAATCCTCTAATATAGAATCTAATAATCTTAAAAACATTTTTTTCCCAACAACTTCCATATGTGTTCTGTATGGATAGAACATACTTCTTTCGTTTACACCTTTAGGATGGTGGTCTACACGGAAACTATACAGGACCCCATTAAAAACTTTTCTTAATTTCTCTTCAATAACTTTTTTCAGTGAACAAGCACGATAATCAATCCTAATGGCCTCTACATTGTATACTTGTCGGTCATTGAATCCAAAAGGTCCGGTAGATTTAACTGTTGGGATTTCCATCTCTATAATATAAATCCTTTATACATTTTTTAAATTTTTTAACATTTAATTAGTTTTATATACGCGATAAATCAAAGTAATGGATAAAATATAATAAAATTTACCTCGGGACCGGCGTAAATGGCTGTCTTTTTATGTGTAAACATTGTTTTAAAATGAATAAAGTTAAATGTGTTTACTTTAATTTCTAATTATACAATTAACTTAAACCAAGAAACATCTCGTTTTTATTGACCATAAACTTCAACTTGAGACAACCCAAATTTATCAAATGCCGAAATTTTAATAAATCGACCTCTTGTATTTTTGCTAATGTTGTGAATAACTCGTCTAGAACCTTTGGCATTTCCAACTAATATTTGTTTATCGTCTACATAAATACTATATTTTGCAAAATCTCTCAAACAACAATCAGTCCTGTTGTATATAACTATTGTATCAATAGTATGTTTCTTCCCCAAATCTATAACTATCATATTATTTTTGCTGTTATCCAAAGTTTTGAACAGAGAATAGTATGACCCATCAACTAAATTGCTTCCGGGAAATTGCTTATTTTCGTAAGGCAAAACTTTAACATTTTTAAACCCAGAAATCAATTTACTATTTGGGGCTAACTTTGGGAGCTCTCGGTTGAACATAGTTTTTACTTTCCCGTAGTTTACGCTATCACTTATTGGTCTATAAATAAACTCTTCTTTTGGCTCTAATATTTTTTTACATTCAATCATATATACTACAAGCAATACAAAATAAAGTGTAGCTAATGATATTGCCACATAATAGCTATATTTATTTATCAAATTTGTAACTACTTTCATTTTTATATTAATTATTTTATAATTAATACACATGTCTTTATTTGGTATATTTTTATAAATTAAATTATTTTTAAATTAGAATAAATGAGTAACGTTCAATCTTTCAAATCCGTAGTAACCACTAGAGTCAGTGTGCCGGATGCAGAACGTATTTACAGTCAAAGTAGACAATTGGGAGATCCTCTTGGGTGTGCTGCTGTGTCAAGAAACTATTCTGCCGATGAATTTCAACGACCAATTCCTAAGAATATCAATTTACATTTCGATTCGGCATGTTCCAACTTTTTGAGTTCAGTTTCCAAAAGAATGAAAGACGAAGATTTTCATAGACCAATCATAGGACCATTTAAATCTGGCGAAAGAGGCAAAGTGGATCTTATGTTGGGTGTTTCTCGAGACCAAATTCCCAAATCATTGTATTCTGGAAAAAATGGGGCTTTCCTCAGCGATTTTGGTGGAAAAATAAAAGAACCACAATTTGGCTCTAAAGTTTATGTGCCAAAATACGACAGTTCAACTTTCAGAGAACCAAAAATAGGAATAGAAGACGCTTTCCAACGTCCAGCTGGTTATTAAACGATAGTCCATAAATATATTTCAAATAAAAGTTTTATTTAATAAAATTAACTAAGTCGTAATAGCTGCAACGGCCCCAAATGGATAACTTATTGCGCCCCAAAACGAAATAAAGATTATAACCCCATGTATAAATGACTGCGATTTATCTAATTTAAATGCTCTATATGCAGAAAACAAAAGCAATACCCAAAAAGGAATCAATGCTAAAATTTTATCTATAATCATATTTGGTGACGATGTGGCAATTGAAGCCAAAATAAATTCTGCAATTATACCAACAAATGTTATAATGTGTATGATTTTATAAGATTTATCAAGTTTATATGCTCGATATATGGTAAATATTATCATAACACTTATGGTTAGGGCCAATATGACTACCATTATCATAGGAACCAAACCTTGAGCGACAATGACATTTTTATAACGATTTAAACCTTGCTCATTTTTATTTTCATTCATTTATTAGTATTAATAATTTCTTATCTCAATTTACTTTTTATTCTTTTTAATTCCAAAATAGACTAATTTGTATACCAAAAATATTATAACACCATTCATAAATAAGCCCATTATTAAAAATATTATAAATAAAATCCCAGAATACTTCATAATTGACGAAATCATATCTTGATTTTTGTCGAAATTAGAATTGTGCTGATTTTCTAATATTATATCTTGCCTGTTTAAATTTTCATCGTAATCCATTTTTTTTGATAGATTTTATTTTAATCCAAACACAATTGTTTTGTATAATAAAAATGTATCCAAAGTTACTTGTTGCAGTAATTGCTCTCGCTATAATTATATTCAGTTTTAAAATTTATACATATATAAAATATAAAGATGATACTGATGAACAATCAAATGCGTTATACAATTTTATAAGTTCTACGGCTATGTTGTGCGTTTTTATATTTTCTAGTTATTCTATCTATACAAAAATAGATTCTCTACAAGAAAGATTAGATGATATAGATGTTAAGGGTGTTTCTGATTATATTTACACTCGGCCAACTTATTTTTATAAAGGTATGGGCAAACTTACAAACGGACGATCTCCGTTTGTCGACGACATAAAAAAACAATTTCGACACAGTATATTTGATTAAAATTTTTTAATGTTTAAACAAATTAAATTTAAAAATTAATACATTAATAATAGTTAATTATGAATTTGGGCGAATCTGTATTGGCCAAGACTAACTGTGGGATGTATGAGAAGAATCAATGGTCTCCAAATAATCTTAATGGTAAAAAACAATACAGTCGTAAATTTCTTTTAAGCTTACGATATTCTCCGGGATCGCTTATTCAACCAAAAGATTTACCCCAAAACTTTGTAATTGCATCTTCAAGAAAATCTAAAGAACTTTCGCCACAATTAAATGTTTATAAAGATAATACAATTCCCCACAAAATTATTAATTTGGATAAAGAAGTAAATTTGAGTCAATCAAAAAATCCGTGGAGGCCGTCCAAATTTAAACACACAGATAAAAATGTAGAAGATGATATTATACAAAAAACCAGATGTATTTTAAATAAATTAACAGTTCAAAAGATGGACATTCTTATTAATCGATTTAATGAATTGAATATCGATACTGAAAACAAGCTTAAAATTTGTATAAATTTAATTTTTGAAAAGGCCGTTCATGAACCAGAATTTTCATTTGCTTATGCGGGAATGTGTGAAATATTACAAAACAAGTGTACTTTTGATTCTAAAAATTTTCTTAATTTAATACTTTCCCATTGTCGGAGTGAATTCGAATTAATTTTTGTTGATGGGTATGATGTTGTAACAGAAGTTCTAAAAAATCCAAAAATTAAACACAGATATTTGGGAAATATAAGATTTATCTGTGAACTTTATAAAAAAAAATTAATGACAACCCAAAATATATATTATTGTATTAGAAAATTTTCAGAATGTGGTAACGAAATTTCATTAGAAAGTTTATGTAAAATATTAAATACTATTGGAAAAGATTTAGAAAATGTCAATTATTCTCAGGAAAATCAATATAATTTTAACATGTGTTTTAACGAAATTTATTACATTGTGGAAAATCGTTTAACATCAAATCGTATACGATTGTTATTAAAAAATGTAATCGATTTGCAAAACAATAAATGGAAACCCAACAATTGAATAATTTTTTATATATAGTAATACTATATATTATAATTTATGGTTGTCAATCAAAATATTTTTTATTATGTTTTTGTTTTAAATCGTTTATAGAATTGTATTTATTTATTCTTGGTCTATTATTTTCATCTCTCCTAAATGTTACACCCATATTATCTAAAAATATATTCATTCCTGATTGTACGTCGAGTGGTTTAGAGGCACTTGTATTGAAACTTGGCTCTCCCGAAAATACAATGATTTTGTCTGCCAAATACATAGTCATCAGAAAATCATGTTCTATTATAAACGATGTTTTATTGTTATTTCGTATATATTTTTTTATAATTTTACATACTATCAATCTTCGTTCAGAGTCTAAGAAAGAAGATGGTTCATCCATTAGATATATGTCAGCATCTTTCATCAAACAAACTATTATTTTTAAAATTTGCATGTCTCCTCCAGATAAAGACTTAATTTTTCGAGATAGTATATTTGTGATGTTTAATGGTTTTATTACTTCACGAACAAAGTTTTCATCATAATATTTATCAAATGTATTTAGCAAATCAACTACTTTAATTTTATCATTGTCAAAAGTAATATGTTGGGGTTTATAACTTATAATGGGTGTATAATTAGCGAATTTATATTTTGTTAACATTTTCATAAATTGTGTTTTTCCTACACCATTTTCGCCGACAATAACTAATATTTCAGATTGATAAAAACATCCGGATTCAACTTTTAAAGAAAAATTATCTATTTTCTTTTCCATTGCTTCATATGAATGACATTTTAAATTGTATAAATGATTATAAGAATTATTTTCAAATATTAAAGGATTTTTTCTAAATTTCATATTTTCAGATTGAATATAACCATTCAAAAAAGAATTAATCCCATCCTTAGAAGAATATGTATTTGAGGCAATCCCGTATGATCCGGGGATCCCATATAAACAACATACATAGTCTGACAAATAATCTAAGATTGTCAAATCATGCTCTGATACTACAACATAACTATCTTTTGATTTATTTTTGAGAATATTTGCCATTAAAATGCGTTGTTTAATGTCCAAAAATGAAGATGGTTCATCAAATAAAAATATTTTACAATTTTTACTGCATGTTACGGCAATTGCTAATTTTTGTAGTTCTCCTCCAGATAAACAACTGACAGATCTATCTTTAATGTCCAAGAGATTAAAAATCTTCCACACATCATGCAAATCTGTATTTATTTTTAAATCTTGTATAATATTATGAATAGTTTGGGTTGAATTTTCAAACATTTTTTTTATATCTTGTGGTTTAAAACTTTTATTGGTTTCCATTAAAAACTTTTGCATTTCGGTCCCTTTGAAATATTTTAATACGCTTTTTTTTTCGTCAAAGCATCCGAAATTTGGTATAATTTCGCCTGAAAGTATTCCAAGAATTGTACTTTTACCAATTCCATTTTCTCCAACCAAACCCAAAACACTTCCTATTTTTAGATCAGGAAACTTAAATAATGCAAACGAATTTAACGAATATCTGTGTAGTATATAATTTGTATTTAATTTGTTTGGTAAATTAATTATTTTTATAGCTTTAAAGGGACACACATCCACACATATACCACACCCAATACACAAACTTTCGGATATGGACGCTAGGTCCTCTATATCAATACATTTTCGTTTTGTTTTATTAACTGGACATTTTTTTTCACATTCATGATCGCACTTTGTTGGTTTACATAAATTTTTATCTATGACGGCCAATCTCGTCTTCATTGTCTTCATTGCAATATTATATGAATATATCTATACATTAAAATTAAAATTTATTTAGTATAAAACATCATACAAATATGAATTTAGAAAATTTAATAACTGAAGGATATTTAACAAAAAAGGGATTAAGGACAATACGGCTTTTTGATTCAACAAAAATGCAAATACCCATATTAGATGGAAAAAAACGAGAAAATAGTTTTAGAAAGAGACATTATTTACACCATTTTGGCTAAAATGATGCTGGCGGATAATCCGTTCGATTATAAACAAAAAAAATCTACAAGTTGTTGTAAAAATGTTGCGCCAACAACAACTTTATTATCCCACTTGGATAGATCAAATTCTAAAACGACCAAAAATTTAAAAACAAATATATGTGGAATTTTTAATAATTACAATAACATATGTAAAAGTAAAAATATAATCATATCAAGATACACTTTAAATGATTCAAAATTATTTGATGTCCACAAAACACATATTATTGATACCCAAACCAACACAAATACCAAAAAAGGGGATATGTTTTTGTGTAATGCAGATATTATAATGAATTTTGCAAATAAATATATTGGTTTTAGTACAGGAACTACTCAAGAAGAAATTCTTTTTACAGTTTTCCCAGAATTAGTTCCAATTGCATACATAAATTCTATGTTAGAAAAAAGACAAAGTTTAGTTGTTACAAATTTATTTAATGTTAAACTCGACAAATTACAAACTATTTTGTGTGTGGACGCATTCAACGCAAGAGCAAACAGAATTACAGATTATAATTTTAATTGTTTGAAATTTGTAAGTGGACTCGAGAATCTAAAATTTGTATTGAAAAAAAAAGATTTGACCATTTCTACTGGGGCGTGGGGATGCGGAGCATTTGGAAATGATATAGAAGTAATGAAAAAAATACAATTTTATTTTGCCAAAATGTTTGAAATAAAATTGTATTACCATATATATTAAAATCTGTTATCGTGTACAAAATATCTCATCTGTTTGTATAAGTAAATTCTAAAAATCCTTCAAAAATCCAATACCCCAAACCAAATGCGCCCAAACAAAGTGTTATTAAATGTATATATTTGTTGGTTTTGTCCATTTTGTATGCACGCCAAGCTGTAAATATTTTTAAAGGATAGATTGCCATTACTAAAATAAATACAATTATCGAAAATACACCAGTAAAAATCGAAGATTTTTCGCCAGTAATCGCCAGACTACGCAATATTTGGCTCTGTCTATTATTATTTGGCTTATTTTTAGTGTTTTCGCTCATTTATAATACATAAAATTTATTTATATTTTTATAAAGATTAGCATTAATATACATTTAAGTTTAAAATGACTTCGATTATATATTGTCGAATATCCAATAAAAAACAAAATTCATTGGCCGAACAAAAATATGAATGTCAAGAATATGCCAATAAAAATAGTTTTGTGGTATCAAAAGTTTTTGAAGATGTAGGAAGTGGGACAAATTATAATAAATTATCCAAATTGACTGATCTTCTTCGTTATTTGAATGAAAATAGTGTACAAAATATTATAATTTTTGATGTATCAAGATTAAACAGAGATGAAAAATTCAAAATAATTTTTGATATCTTAAAGGATAAAGTCGCATTTCATTTTATCAGAGAAAAATTGATAATAGATCGAAATACAACCAAAAAGGATTATATGGAATTTGCAAAATTATTTTTAGAGTCATGTAAATTTTCAAAACAATTGAGTGATAGAGTCAAACGAAGTGCGGCCCATAGAAAAAAAATTGGTCAGTTTTCTGGAAAAAAAACACCATTTGGTTACAGAAAGGTTAAATTTCAAGGAAAATATTTTATATCTAAAGATGACTATGACGAAGTTGAAGATGGTATTTGTGTTCGTAAAAAACATGGAACTTACAAAATAGCTAAAAATCTATCAAAAATTTGTGGAACCTTTGACATCAAAAAACATTTTAATTTGACGAGCAAGGAAGTCAAAGATATGAAACAAAATATGACGAAATATGACGAAATGCACAAAAAACATTTAATTTTTGTAAATAACACAATAGATATGATGATTGGAGATATTTCTTCTATGAAATTATAAAGAATTCACAGTTTAATTCTATCAAAAATCAGTTGAACGTTAATTGATATTAATTTTATGATAATAAATGATATCGGAACGACTATTGTGTGACTTTATTTTAACAAATATATCAGATTTAAAAGGATTCATCTCAAAGACCGATATGGACAAAGAGGTTTTGGAAATGCTAACAAACAAAGAATACTATGATTTTTGTAAAACCAGTAAAACTAATTATAAAAGTTTATTACAAATGTATTATTTTTTAAAGAAAGATCATGGAATGATGAACAAATGAACACTTTTATATAGTTAAATATTTTAACTATCATCCAAAATAAATGGAATTTCAATGTATAGATGATAATTTTTATGTTGGCATTTTTGACACCAAACTTTATAAAAAAATTGCAGCATTTAGTTTAAACAATACACTAATTAATTCTTCATATGATTTTTTATATAGTTGCGTTCCTACTATACTACAAACATTGCATAAACAAAAATACTCAATTTTTATATTTACCAATCAGAATAATTTTGAAAATTTTAAAAATAAATTTATTATTTTTAATAAGTCTTTAAATATTCCTATTCGTATATTTATATGTATCGGAAACAAGAAATTTTGTTCTATTTATAAAAAACCCAGATCTGGAATGTGGGATTATTTTTTTGATAAAACACATATCAATAAAAATAAAAGTTTTTATGTTGGAAATTTATTTAACAAAAAAAACACATCCGATATTGCTTTTTCTAAAAATATAGGATTAAAATTTTATACACCACAGGAATTTTTTTTAAAAAAATCAAATGATATACGAATAGAATTACCATTTAAACCAAATATAGAAGATATATGTAAATTGTCGCCAGGAAAAAAAATACCTAATGTATTAATACTTTTGGGAATTAGTGGTAGCGGAAAAACGTTTTTTGCAAATAAATTTTTATATGAGTATGATAAAATTATAGACTTTGACAATTTACAACAATATATCAAAACTATAAAAACCAAATCTCCTAAATTTGTAATAGATAGTACAAATTGTTGCTATCTAAAAGATAGAATTAAAATAACAAACTTATTAAAACTTAACAAAATAAAATTCAGTTGTCTATTTTTTGATACAACTTATGAACAATCTATACACAATTATATTTTTAAAAATTTATATTCAAAAAATAATTTAATTTATACAAAAAATATTCCAGATAAACCATCTAAATTTGAGGGGTTTGACCGAATAATAACCATTAAATTTAAAATTTACGAAAATACAAACTTATACTTTAATTATTTAACTTAATTTTTTAATTGATATTAATGTAATATCAATGTTTGTTTCTATTCCGTCGTTTGTTTTTATATAGGTGTTACTTTTAATGCTACTATTTTGGGATTATTTTGTGTTAACAATTTTTTGGAATACGCGACATAATCAAAGTTGCATTCGTGGGCCTCTGCTAATATGTGTTTGGTACAAAATTGGTTTTCGCATCTACACTTAAGTAAAATTACATGTTTTTTATTACAATAGAAACATTTCATTTTGTTTAATGATGAATAATTTAAATTTAAAATAAATTTTAAAATTGATAAATATTTATTTGAGATATAAAAATGTTTAATCTTATTGGAAAAATTTTAGTAATTTTAGCATTGTTACTTTTAATTAGATGGGGGATGATGGAGTATAAAACCTTTTGGGAGCGAAGCACCTTTTTCCCAAAAAAAAATAATACAAATCAATTGAATAAACCAAATAATGGACAATAATAATAAATAATAAATAATAAAATTAATAGAGAATACTGTCGAAAATAAAATATAAATTGTATTTCAATAAATGATATCATTTGACAATTTGAGTCCTTACAAAAAACAATATAAAATGACAAATCCTGTATATCCTACTATTGTTAAAGATACTTCAATGAAATGGGTAGGTAATAGATTATCGTCAAAAGTGGATTTGTTGACTCCCTTTGAAAATGGTTACAAAAATTATACTGTTAATTCCAGTTTATTTGCAACTGGATCTAAACCAGCATATACAAGACAAGAATTTGATTCTATATACGATAGATATATTCCCGGTTTATCTCATGTTAGATATAAAGAAGAACCTATTGGTGAAAGTGCTGCCATTAGACACATACGACCAAGGTTTCAAGAATCTGCCAGTAGAGAACACAATATTGCTGAAGATATAAGAATAGAACAACTAGCTGGATGGTATTATTTACCTCTTAATAACAGACCACCAGAAAGTATTAAAGCTAGAAGTGTGAATTTAGGAATCCCGGCCGACCAGCAAAACTTTAGCAGACGTCCAAAATTATTAAAAAGTACTACATATTCCTTACTTCGCGGGGATAAACATATTTAACTTTTTTCACCAGGAAAAATCTTAGATTTTTCACCAGGAAAAATCTTAGATTTTTCGCCATAATTATTTTAATTATTCAATAAATGCTTAGTACCACAATAAATGTATTTTTGATTGTGTTTATTGTTGTGTCATTGATACTTAGTGTATGGTTTTGTTATCAAACGCGAGTTATGGGAGAATTGGTGATAAAAAAATATCTTGAGAATAAAATGGCACAACAAAATTTAAATCATAAAAACAACAATAACAATTTCACAGAATGGGATGAAGGAAACGAACCTCTATTCGAAATGATAAATCGAGAACCTCCTATTAAATAAATAATAATAAATAGAATTATGTATATTTGGATTATAGTTATAATTGTCATTATTTTAGGTTTAATTGCGTTCTATTTTATAAAAAATAAAACTAGAAATAGCGCACCAGAATCAAATAATGCCGAGTCAATATATTTAAATGAAGAATTTTTGGATTCTCATATAAATCAAATGAATACAAAAAACAATTCAACTTCAATTACCCCCCATAAACTACAACAGACAATATTACCAGAAAATATGTCCTTAGACAATGTTGAACTGAAATATGGTTCAAACGCAAGAAAAGTTGTAAATTGTGTAAGACATTGGCCAGAGGGCGGAGAACAATTAAATGCGTGTATAGTTTCGGATCGAGATTGGTGGTGTAAAGTAGAAGGATTGCAGTGGGAAGAAAGTTGTGTTAATTGTGGAGTAAATTTAAATGAATGTTATTCGATGTCATTATTGTATGATAAATTAAGAAAAGATGGATTAATACCAAATTATTTTTAAATATTATGTTTAAAATGATTCATTTTAAACTTTATGACAATAATATGAAAGTTTGTATACAATTAATTTTTTAGGATCATATTTTAAATCGTTTGCACATCCAAAATTCTATCATCTAATTGATAATAAGTTTAGACTTTCTAAACTTACATATAATACATAAATTATACACTCTTTTTATATCACAACATTATTATAATTTAAAATAAATTATATTTAATAATTAAAATACTATTTCTCAAACGTAAAAGTTAAAAATAAATATTCATTGTTGAAATAGAAAATGAAAAATAAAAAAAAATATTTTTAATATTGTAACCAAATATATTTTTTAATGTTTTTTGTGTTTGAGATTATGTTGAATAAATTAAAGATTTTTAGTAAACAATTTGTTGACTAATATATTCTCAAACGTAAAAGTTAAAAATAAATATTCATTGTTGAAATAGAAAATGAAAAATAAAAAAAAATATTTTTAATATTGTAACCAAATATATTTTTTAATGTTTTTTGTGTTTGAGATTATGTTGAATAAATTAAAGATTTTTAGTAAACAATTTGTTGACTAATATATTCTCAAATGTAAAAGTTAAAAAAAAATATTCATTGTTGAAATAGAAAATGAAAAATAAAAAAAAATATTTTTAATATTGTAACCGAATATTTTTTAAGTGTTTTTTTGTGTTCGGGGTTATGATTTATACGGGTTGATTGTTTTTTCAACATTTTCTATATTCCCATTTAAAATTTCAATAGAATTATTTGTAAATCCATATCTAAAAAACTACCAAATATTAACGTCGATATAAATTTGATTATAAAAATTTTCTAACTTTATCACGTTAAAATTTTTTTTTAGAATCAATCATTACAAACCAAATACATAATGACGGACTATTTATGTTTGCTAGTTGATGTAGTTGATGAAACGGAATTTAAGGGTGACTTCTACAGCCATCTTAATAAAACGATTCCCAATTTTATTAGAGTTTCATCATTAACTGGCGGATTTAAGAAAATTATGGTAACAGCATATAATGATTATGGGGTTCCCGGAGACAAAACTGTTATTCGATCGACTAATTGGTGTGAGCCAAATGATCAAGCATTGATTGATTTTGGAAAAAATTTAAGACCTCACAATGGTTGGGGTGTTAAAAAAGCAGTGAAAACTGGACTTTGGTTCATTTTGAACAATTTGCCAACTAGTTTGGATGAGACCAATGATAAAATTCATGTTTTACATTTAACAGATGGTGGTCATCCTCATTACGGAAAGGTTTTAGATAGGGGGGGCAATTATGAACTTGAGGAATTGGGAAAACAAAATTTCGACTGGATACATATTGCGTCTGAATTTTCTAAAAAACCCATAATATATAATGTGTATTGTAATACAAAATGTGGATCAAATTCATATCTTGCATATACTCCAGTTCAACCTAAAGGAGTTGCAAGATATGAATATAATCCTCATTCATATCTTCTTGCAGGATCTGCAAGATATGAATATAATCCTCATTCATATCTTCCAGTTCAATATACAAGAAATGAATATGGATTATATTCATATCTTGCAGATTTAACTGGAGGATTTTGTTGTCTAACATCTTCATCAAATCTTGATTTAGATTCTATTTTTAATGGGTGGTTTGGATCAGATGTACCAATAAAAACGCGTGTTATACCAAAAGCATGTTTTGTCGACATTCATTCTAATGAATGGAATGGTTCAATTAAAACTTTTCAAAAAGACCCATTTATGACAGAGATACAAATTGCAAATTGCATTCTTGAAGAGCGTCCATTAATTATCACCCAACCTAACTTTAAGTTATTATTGGATAATATCACAAAAAGATTAAAAAATGATGACAAATATAAAAATATGGTATTTGAATTATTTAAAGATATTATTGAAAATGATATGCTTTCATTAACTGCAAATAAATTATTTGGGCGTATTTGGAGACAAATTTGTACGATGAGATATGATGATAATCGAGAAGAATTATTAAAATTGATGAATATTGAAAAGAAAAAACTAAATGAATCTCAAAAAACAAAATTTGAAGGATGGATTAGAGAATCGTATAACATGATTGAAGAAATAGATCAAGAATTGAATGAGCTGTTTGAAAGAAAATTGGAGCCGGGATATATAGAATTTATACGAGATAACGAAGATAACGAAGATAATCCCGAACCAGCAGACACTTTTAACATGTTAAAAGATTTATCCAAAAAAGGACAACTTGAATTTAAAAATATGTTTGTTCGTATGACAATTAACCAAAATAAAAATTGGTCTGTTGATATAAAAAATTCTATACCTATAAGCATTTCTTCTGATAGAATATTTTCTCTTTTAATGCATATTGTGTCTCCAGGGACAAAAATAAGTGGTAGACGATATCAAGCTATTTTGGCAATGCTATCATTAGATACTATTCTTGACAAATACGCAAAGGATTTTCTAAATAAATTTAAAGGAAAATGGTTATGTTGGGATTTAGATGATAACGGGAATCCTGTGTTCCCAGAAAATTATCAATCAACATTTTTATATCTATGTAAAGATAATAAAGATTTTTTTACAGATCTTGAATATGCAAAAATTTTAAGATTAACCAAATTAAGTTTGTGTCATAAAATACCAAATATGAATATTTCTATAGCATATAATGATTTTACATCAATTGATGGAACAAGACCAGATCACCATATTGTGTGTAGTGTTTGTAATATATCGAGACCTATTTCTTTGATATTACCTAAACAGATTGGATTTCTGAAAAAATTTCTTTATGGAGATAGTGACAAATTTAAATGTGGATATTGTGTATATAATATATTACCCAAAATTGTACAAACTCCCGATCAAACATATATGATAAGATGTAGTAAATGTGAAGCATTTTATTCGAGAGATAGAGGTAGAAAAATTTTAGGTAAATCTCAGTGTCACGAATGTTTAAAAAATGGAACACCATCAAATATAAAATGTGTCAAATGTGGATATAAATTTGTAACTTATAACGATATTCCTCTTAGTACTTGTAAACCATGCCAATTAGGAGATAAACCACTTATAATAAATCAGTCAGAAGAAATTGTTAATTTAGGACAACTATTTTCCGAAAATGATAAAGAATCTACAATAAACGGCCTTGTTGGGTTTACATGGAAAAAAGAAAATCAACCCCTATATCAAATGGATATAGATTTATCAGAATGTCAAAATATTACACCTCAGATAGTAAAAAACGAAGATTTCTTTTGGGACAATAAACGTGTAATTAATATGAGTGATATTGTAGATAAAATTATAACATCAATTGATACCCACGATATAGAATATATGTCATGTGCATTGTGCTGCGAAACAAAATCTGAATTGAGTCGTGCATGTGGAAGAAAAAATTGTAAAAGTATGATATGTAATGATTGTGGAAATCAATGGTACGGAGAAAATAAATTAGGATTTATAGTTAATGTGAGAAAATGCAAATGTATGTTTTGTGATAGACTCCCATCTCATCATGTAATCAAAAAATGGTGGACCAAAGATGCCGAATCTTTGAAAGGACGAACCCCCGAAATGGATTCCACAAAATATTACGCATGGTGTGTAAGTTGTAAAGGAATTAAGGTTTGTGGAGAAAGAGAGTGCGGTGATGGCGAAATTCCGTCATTTGATAATTTTAAGTGTGAACTTTGTATATCTGTAAAATTAGAAAATTATAAACATTGTCCTTCGTGTAACGCGCCAACTTATAAGTACGCCGGATGTAACCATATGATTTGTATTTGTGGTATTATTTGGTGTTATGAATGCGGAAACCAGTTTGAGTCCTCAGAAATATACTTTCATATGTATTCGGTTCATGGAAGAATTTATGACTATGATGAGCCATGGTTAACATCTAGCGACGATGATATGCCAGATTTAGAATAATATGCAAATTATAGACAAATTGTCTATAAATAAATTCATATTTGTTTTGGGAAGAATAAACTATTATTACATTAAAAATAGAATGTCAAGAATAGTATCAGAACTAACTGTATTACGTAAAGATTACCAAAACCATCTAAATAAATTACATATTAATAGTAATGCAGATGTTTTTGGTCCAGAATCTGCCACAGACACTGCTATAGCAAGATATGACACTATAACAGGAAAACTATTACAGGATTCATTGGTAATTGTAGACGATGTGGGAAAGTTAACTGCCCCAATATTAGCAACTTCAAACTATACATTGCCGTCTAATGACGGAAGTTTTGGACAACAAATAATAACAGATGGTTCTGGAAATTTGTCTTTTTCTGATGCTGGGACTGGCAATGTAATTGGACCAGCTAGTTCAACCGATAATGCCGTTGCTAGATATGATACTACAACAGGAGAATTATTACAAGATTCTTTGGTAACCGTTGATGATGTTGGTAAACTAACAGCACCTTTGTTAGCAACTTCTAATTATTATTTACCAGCTGGCGATGGTACAGTTGGTCAAGCTTTAACAACTGATGGAGTCGGAGTTGTTGGGTTTTCGACTGTTGGTAATGTAATTGGACCAGCTAGTTCAACCGATAATGCCGTTGCTAGATATGATACTACAACAGGAGAATTATTACAAGATTCTTTGGTAACCGTTGATGATGTTGGTAAACTAACGGCACCTTCATTGGCAACATCCAACTACACTTTACCAACTAGTGATGGTAGTTCTGGTCAAATGTTAACCACAAATGGTGGTGGTGTTTTGAGTTTTTCTCCATTACCTACCATACAATGTTTAGGTGGTATTAAATTAATCACCCCTACAAACACAACTATGTCTATTGGTGTTTATACAAAATTAACTGATGTAACTTCTTTGTTGCCAGAAAATATAAATATTACACAAGATTCTAATTGGACTATAAAAACAAATTTTACCTCATCGGGTATATTAATTTTTTCGGGTGGGCTTGAACGAGCATCAGGAAATTTATTAAATTATAATTTAGCTTTTTTCAAAAACAATATATTATTGGCAGATTCAATTAGAGTTATTAGCTTAAAATCTGGAGATCCTGCTTCTATAACTTCCGTAGAAGTTATTTCATATACTATCAATGACATATTTGATATTAGAGTAGCTGGAATCACAACAGCCGATGATATTTTTTGCTCTGGTGGTAAATTAATAATTCGTTAATTTAATAAAATTACATTAAGATTTAATGTAAATACAACAATTTAATATATTGGTATTATTTCAATAAACGATTTCCAAGATGTGTCTAAATCAAAAAAAACATTTTTTATTGTATATGAATAATCACATAAATTATATTCACTGTTTACCTTTATTGAACAGCCTATATCGAGTATTTTGTTTGTTTCCATTATAATATGATAATCTATCCAAGAATAAAATGTCCCATTGGCATTTAAATATAAATGAAATTTTTCAAAAAATACATTTTTTTTACAAAAAATTTGACAATTGTTTTTAATTAAATCGATATAACACAAATCTAAATATATATGAATTTTATTTTTGTTTATTGTCTCTATTTTTTTGTTCCAAGGAAAACATTTTGTTTTCGTACAATGCACATCGGTTACAGAATAATATATAGGAATTAAACACGTATCCAAATCTATACAACGGAAAAACATACCTGGTATAAGACCAAAAGATTCGTCAACTGCATAATATGTATGAATGTCTTTTTCCAAAAAATATATATCTTCTTCTTCAGAATCTGTAGTATTTTTAAAATATGGATTTTCTATTGTAATTGATTTCTGAAATGGAGATCTAATTATACAACTTTTAATGTTATAATTTCGTAATTTGGTTATAATCCATATATCAAATATATTATTGATTTTTCCCATAATAGTGTTTGAAGATATATTCAATTTTACACTGTTCATATTTGTGTGAGTTAATTCGTAAATATATTTAATTTTGGTTAAATTTAATTCAATATGCGACTCTAAAAAAGAATCTGCCATTCTGAACGATGTTTCTTTTTTAGAAGTTGTCGCCAAAAAGTTACAATTTTCATTTTCAATAAAATTTAAAATAGAACAATCTGTTTTATTGTCGTCGAATTTATTGGAATTATCAATAATATTGTTTTGAAACATTTGGGCGGGACATATATCTGAAATGTGATATAAGTATGCGCTTATATTTGGTATCATCAAAAATATAGACAATAGACGCATATTTTGGTTCCTTTTATTAATTCAAATTTGTCTTATATATGTTACAAAATATTTGTAGGAATCAAAGTGTGTTGGTATCTTCTCTGTTTGGATTTCACCAAATTTCTATTTAAGTTAATTCTAAAATCTAACTCGTTGGCCATAATTACATTTGTTCTCCAAGGTCTTCCATTTTTTATATTAGTGTGGGACAAAGCCGTATCATAAATCCCTAGTGGAACGTGTCCCCTATAATCATCTTTTACATAAGGATTCACCGGTTTAGGTTGATCGTGTTTATCTTTGGGTTTAACAATTACTGGTGATTCGGCCCTGACATATTCAGGATTCATATCAAAATTCATTTTCGAATATACTTTCGATTTCAACATTTATTAATTAAATATTTTAATCATAATTATTTCCAGGAAAATCTTTGATTTTCCACCCGAAATATTTATTCAAATAATAAATGTAATGGGAGTACCAAGTTTTTTTAGATGGTTACAACTTAAATATCCTTCGGTTATAGAACAATGTAAAAGCGGCAACCCCACAAAATTTGATAATTTATATATAGACCTCAATGGAATAATACACCCATGTTCTCATCCAGAAGGACAACCGCCGCCGGAAAGTGAAAATGAGATAATGGATGCGATTTGTAAAAGTATAGATAAATTGGTTAATATTGTTAGACCCAGAAAACTTATATATTTAGCAATTGATGGGGTCGCCCCAAGAGCGAAAATGAATCAACAGCGTGCTCGAAGATTTCGTACATCCAAATTAGCCAAAGAAAAATTAGAAGATATATCACACATAAAATCTAAACTGAAAAAAAAAGGTATAATTATAAACACTCAAAAAAAATATCAATTTGATAGTAATAGTATAACTCCTGGTACAATATTTATGGATAGATTATCAAAAAATATGCAAAAATATATAAAAAGCAGATTGCAACATCATCGACTGTGGAAAAATGTTATTGTTATTTTGTCAGATTCTAGCGTTCCCGGAGAAGGAGAACACAAAATAGTACAATTTATTCGTGATCAAAAATCTAAAAAAAATTACAATCCAGATATTCATCATGTTCTATATGGCGCAGATGCAGATTTAATAATGTTAGGATTATCCACCCACGAAAAATTATTTACCATTATAAGAGAAGAATTCAACCCAGATAGAATAGCATACTGTGAAATTTGTAATCAGGCCGGTCACAAATTAAATAATTGTGTGGGAGTAAGGGATAAAACAAATAAAAATTATAAACCTTCAGAAGTCAAATATTTGTGGGTAAAATTATATATTTTAAGAAAATATTTAAAGAATGAACTTCATATAAACAATATTTCTTTTGATTACAAATTCGAACGTTCTTTGGACGATTGGATATTTTTGTGTTTTTTCGTTGGTAATGATTTTTTACCACATTTGCCAAGTTTAAGTATTCAAGAAGGTGCCATTGATATGTTGGTCGATATTTACAAAAGAGACATAAAACAGAACAATGAATATTTAACAAATAATGGAAAGGCAAACACAAAACAAATAAAATCTATAATGTGTGAATTGGGAAAAAAAGAAGATGATATATTCAAACAACGATTTTTTAAATCAAAAAATGAACATGATATAATCCAATTTCACAAAAAAAATTATCAAAATAGATATTATTTGGAAAAATTTAACGACCAATCATTAAAACTAAGAACAAATGTTGTAGATCATTATATTAACGGATTGTGTTGGGTTTTAAAGTATTATTTCAAGGGGTGTCCATCTTGGAATTGGTATTTTCCTTATCATTATGCTCCATTTGCATCTGATTTTAGTTATGCCAAAAGAGTACGATGCAATTTCAATAAAAATACAGTCCCTTTTAAACCGTTTGAACAATTAGTCTCAACGCTTCCTCCAGCAGGATCACACCTTTTGCCAAAAGTAATAGGAGATTTGATGATAAACCCCAACAGTCCAATAATTGATTATTATCCTAATAATTTCAAAATAGATTTAAATGGTAAAAAATATGAATGGCAGGGAGTCACTCTTCTGCCTTTTATAGATGAAGAAAGAGTTAAACAAGCATTACAGAACGTAGATAGTTTATTGACAGAATCCGAAATAAAACGAAATATTAGTGGAACAGAAATAATATATACTTTTTAATACTTTTCAATTTAAACTAAACAAAGTTTAGTTTTTAAAAAAAATGGTTTACTGATAACAAATTTAATTTATTTTTTGGTTGTATTTGTTGAGAATTTCCATTGTTTTTTTATATTCATCATTTTTGAATTTTTTAGAATGTAATATATCAAAGATGTCTTGATTTCGATTGTCTTTTTTTAAGAATAATTTCATATTTTGCGAGACATCATTTGATGTCATCATATCTAATAAAATTTGAAAGTTATTTGCTGTAAAATATTTATCTTGACCAAAAATAATAAAATATTGAAGTATATTTGTACCAAATGTTGAAAGATTATCAAATGCTTGCTTATGAACTATTTCCACAAACTGTTTTTTTTGAATTTCATTTATATTGTTCCAAATTTCTACAACAACATCAAATTGTTTCATAAGAAGATATTCTAATAATGTACTTTTTGAAAGTTTTGTTTTGGTAATTAGAATATTTAAATTGGACAGTATTTCTGTTTTGATCATGTGAATATTATCAAAAACAATATATTTATCAACACCTATACAATTATTATATTCATAAAACATTTCAATCAACTTTTCATCATCGTATTTGATAAAATCTTGAGGATACTTTAAAGACAAAATTAGATCTACTCTAGTAACAGTAGCATTCGAAATTAAATTATGCTGTGTTTCACAATAATGCAAATCGATATGTGGATATAAATCTGGATGAATAATTTCACATAAAGTTCGTCCTTGTATATTCAAGTTAAAATCTCCAATAAAATGAAAAGTGTATGAATTATCATAGTCTTCGATAGATTCAATGTGGGTTTTTAAAATATTAAATATGGGTGTATATAGAGGCCAATATTTCATTGGAATATGCACATTGATATAGATATTTTTATCGATTACTACATAAGTAAAATTATTGTCTTTTTTATTACAAATTTTAGGATTAAGCTTTTTACATACAATAGTCAATATCCCATAATTATGCTTGTACATATTATCTTTAGATGCATTATATTCCATAAAAAACTCTTCTTTGTATTTGGCAATTAAAAAATCAGCAAATTCAATACCAATTTCTTGCAAAAAAAACATGTCAACATTTTTTGATTTTAACTCTTTTTCGATCATCTCCAACATGCATTGTTGTCTATGAGACATATTTTTTACATTATATTGATTGTCGTCTTCATTTATCCCTTGTCTAAAACATCTTCTGAATTTCAAAAAAGGTATAGAATTATTACCTTGTCTCGCACGTCTCAGGATGCAATTTAGAGATGTTATTGATAAACCGTTTATTTTTTTTCTCAGAATCATATGATCTGAATATCTAAAATGTTTAAAACACTCATCCTCGGTTATTTTGCTAGTGCAGGTATTTTCAGAAACAATATCCATATTTACGTCTAATATAAAATTTAGTTAAACAAATTTTAAATTTTATTTTTGGAAAATAATAAGATATTAAAAATTATAAAGTAAATTATGTTTAATAAAATTCACTTTCAAGTGTAGATCAAAATTATAAAATTGTGATTTGATGATAAACCCCAACAGTCCTATAATTGATTTTTATCCGGTTAATTTCAAAATAGATCTAAATGGTAAAAAAAATATGAATGGCAGGGAGTCACTCTTCTACCTTTTATAGATGAAATAAGGCTAAAGAAATCTTTAAAGAATACTTATAAAAACTTATCAGAAAAAGAATTAATTAGAAATGCTGAAGGAAGCGAAATTATTTTTTCAAATCAGTTTATTTGTTAAAAAATTTTTTTTATCATCCTATTTCACTTCTATTATAACATTTATTCATAATGAAAAACTTGTCTTTTGAGCCTCTTACGCACCAAATATATATTTCTGATAATTTAAATAATATTTTGGAAAGTAAAAGATTAGCAGTCATACATGATGAAATTGGAACGGGGAAGACTGTATCTTTTTTGTTGTGGATGTACAATAACAAAATTAATAATAAAAAATTTAAAACTAAAATAATAGTTCCAATTAATGTTTTATATCAATGGGTAGACGATATAGAATTTTTTTTTAAAAATAAATTTACATATAAAGTTATAGATGAAAATTTGACCTGCGAAAACTTAAACATGTATGATTTTATAATCTTTACTTCATACAAATATTTCGCAGAAAACTTAAACTATAAAAGTGATTTTATATGTTATGATGAATTTAGATCTTTAAACGAATCATCATATCAATGTAGAGAAGGAGATTTGGATGATTTTACAGATTATAGTAAAGCATTTTTTGATTATTTCACAATAAATACTGAATCTGTAATAATTATTTCTTCAGATAAATTTGCATATATTTACGGGAAAGATGCTTTATATATTTTACAAAGTTACTTTTGTGAGTTTAAACATGGTAGAATGTTTAAACGAAACAATTTTTCCCTAGATGTCACCAATTTACCCTTAATCAAAAGTAACTTTAAATTAAATGATGTTAAACCCCAAAAACAATATCATCAATATACTGTTTCAAAACTCTCTGAACTTGCTTCTCGATATCTAAAGGATCCAATTATTTATAAATTATTATTAGAAAATGATTTCGAAAATATCAAAAAGTGTTTAGAAATTAAATTAAAGAAAAATCTTAGTAAAAAAGAAAATATTTTAAAAGATTTTTATAAATCAAATAGTATATTGGATATAATTCGAATTTTTAAAACAAATGAATTAGAACTTTTAGAAGAAAGTAAAACTATTTTAATTCTTGACAAGGAAAGCTATAACCGTCAAATTTATTCAAAAAAACTTAAGAAATTAGATAAAAAAATAGATTTTACTCAAAAACAAATTAAAACCGTAAATGACAGATATGAAGAAATAAAAGAATGTTCTATATGTTTATGTGACCTAATGGATGTTTCTATATACAAGTGTTGTCAGAATATTATATGCGAAAAATGCACCAAACAAATCAAAAATTGTCCTTTTTGTAGGAAAAAAAATCCAACTACAATACCACTTTCCGGAGATGGTATGTCAAAAAAAATTCAAAATGAACGAAAACAACAAAAAAACACCATAGATGAAATATACAATTGGAAAAATTCTATGAATAATGTAATTTTAAACATTTTGAAAAATAGCAAAGCAACTTTAATATTTAGATGCGGAGACAGTGTACTCGATTTAGATTTAAACACAAAAATAGGATTTTTGGGCGGATCTCCAAAAAATCGAGATAATACTCTCAAAGAATACAGAAACGGAAATATAAAAGTTTTGTATTTAGATGTGGGTAAAGACCATTCTGGGTTAAGATTAGAAAACACCACCAATATTATATTTGAAAATAAACCAACTGAAACTGCAGAAAAACAAATTATAGGTCGCGCTTTAAGACTGGGTAGACAAAAAAATTTGCCTTTAACTTTACATTTTCTAGAATGTTCAAATTTAAATAGTTACGATAATAGGTCAGATGCCGAATCTTATTCGTGGTCCGAATCTTATTCGTGGTCCGAATCGGACACAGATTCAAATTAATTTTAAAATTACAATAATATACAATTTGTGTATTATAATCTTATATAATCTTATATAATTTATAAATGGGTTTTTTTGTGTTCTCGCATCTCAGATATAGTTGAAAACCGGCGTCCGCATAAATCACATCTTAGTGCGGCGTTGGGTAAAAGAAATTTATCTCTTACTTTTGATATTTCTTTTTTTGGTTGAATTTTGACGGATAAGGATTTAGGCTCTTCAACTTGCTTATAAATTTTAAGTCCGGAAACGGCATCATCAACTAATTTCGTAGCGGGCATTTTTTGGTCTGTTTTTATTTCTATTATAGTTCTAAATATGTTGTTTTTTAATAGACTATCTATTTTCATTATTTCTAAAGATTTTTTAAGAATATCTATTGACAAAATTTTGTCTTTTTCGAACATTTTATAAATCTTTAATTCTTTTTGGAACTTTTTAATATGTTCAATATTTTTAATGTCATTTTTGATAGTTTCCAGCATATTATACAAATTTTTATCTATAGAATAAGCATTTTTGGACAATTCTAAGAAAGTTGTTGTTTCTGAATGTGCCTTCTTTTCTTTAATATCGATTATTAGATTGTTTATTAAAATTTTATCATTTTTATAGCTTGTTCCCATAGTTGTATATTCGTCTAAAGTATTTCTAAATATCTCTAATAGTGGTGATTCGGCTTTATATAATATTTTCATATTTTCTGTTTTTTCTGAATTGATTCTATTTTTGATGTCATTAATACTATCTGTTATGGAACTCTTGATATTTGTTTCTTCTTTTTCAAAATTGTATGATAATATTTTGGATATTTTTTTGAGGTTTATTATATACTGTTTAAAACGTGGCAATTTTTTAGTATTATAGAATGTTGTCCATTTTTTATTAAAATCTGAACCCACATATTTCCTGAATTTTTCCAATAATTGTTCTACCAACTCATTTTGTTTGTCATATTTCCATTTATACAAAATAATTTTATAAGAAATACTTTTTTGTGGATTGTATATAACTTCTATAATATCGCTTATATCAAATATACTGTCAATTATGTCAATAAATATTTTGTGTTTAACAACTTTTTTATATGTATGTTTATCAACTTCTACCAATTCATTTACAAATTCATTTTCAAAAGATTCTAAAATTTTTAAATATAAAATGTAGTTGGATATTAATTTTGTGATTCTTTTAGATCTATTTTTCAAAATGTCATCGTCAGTAATATCGTCTTTTATCATTTCCAATCTACGTTTTTCTATGTCGTCTTCTGTCGGTCTACTTAAAACATATGTATTATCTATAGAATCTGTTAATTCTTTGACTTCTAAACGTTCTTTGATTGTCATCTCATTATAATTTCTTCTGTTAAAACTTACTTCATTGATTAGAAATTTCACCTCCTTTTGCTTAATATCTTTGAATAAGTCAAAAAAAGTCTTTTTTTTTTTGGTTCGGTATGCTATAACCTTAAATAGCATGGTTAAATCTTTTGCAAAATTTGATAAATTTACGTTTAATATTTTTTCGATTTCTGAAAAAATTGAAGATATTTGAAATTCTATATTTATCATATCTGTTTTTTTTATAAAATCTTTATATATTGGTTTATTTGTTAATATAGCTTCAAAAATTATATTGGGATTTATAAAGTTTAAAACGTTTTTTGTCAATATAAAAAATTCATTATAATATTCATGTACATTAGTTGGTGTAGTTTCCAATAAAAATTCTTCCGTTTTTGGTATAATTTCATCAGATTTTAATAAATGTTTTAATTTGTATAGAGTATTTAAATCGATATTAATTTTTAATTGGGCCAATAAATCATCTTGATTGTAATCTTGTTTGTAATCTTGTTTTTTAAGTCCTACTCGTTTCTGATTATTGTGATCTAATTTATGAACCAATTCAAAATATTCATCAACCGAAATATCGCCGGTGTCGGTCTCAAAAATAATCTTTTTGTTTATTTGTTTTACGTTTTTAACAATACCATCATTTAATTTTTCTATTCCCGTTTCATAAGATATGTAATAATTATCTTCTTTTTTATAAACAACCAAATTGTTTCCAAAAAACACATTTTCTACATTTTTTACTACAATACCATCATTTAATTTTTCTGTTCCCGTTTCATATTCAGATATGTAATACTTATCTTCTTTTTTATAAACAACCGATTTGTTTCCAAAAAACACACTTTCTATATTTTTTTCTACAATATCATCCTTATCATCCTTATCATCCTTATAATCCTCCAATTTTAAAATTCCAACTTCATAGAAAAAAATAGCTTCATAATTTGGATATTTTTTTGTAGTTTTTTTATATGGAACGTGTTCTGTTTTTCCGTCCACAACCATCAATAAATCGTCCTTACCGCCTATTACAATATCCTTATTTTTTATATCACCAATTAGTGTGTCTGGTTTTATTTGCGTTATAATTTTAATGTCCCCCATACTAATAGACGTATCTTCTTTTAATTTCATTTTAAACAAATCTATTTTTTCCATAACAATATCCATTTTATTGGCATATTCTGGAATAATAAATTTGTCTAAAACTCCATTTTTAGAAACTTCTAACAGTAGGTTATATTTTCTCTCATCACTTTGGGAGAGAAAATATTTATTAAATTTATTGAGACACACAAAAAATATTAAGGATGCAATATTAATATATTCGTCGAATGAGTTATGTTGTTTATATATATTTTCTTCTATATCTTTTGAATATGTTATTAAATTTCGTCTAGATGCCTTAATCAAATTTTCAAAATTTATCTCTGTTTTTATATTGGTCATAAATAAGTCATAATAATGATCGGTCATTTCATCTATAAATTTGGCAGATGAATCATAAGGAATAGTTTTATATTTTAACAAATCAGTAAATTGTTTGTGTATAGGAACCAAATCTATATTGTGTAAAACTTTTGCATAATCTACAGTTTTACTTTCGTTAATTATAAGTAATGTTTTATCCCTTTGAAAAACTTTAGACATCAATTCTCTCAAATTACCCCTAAGAATCATAAAAAAGGATATTGTAGGAATAAGTTCTCGTTTATTTCTTTTTTTCTCTTCTATTTTACGAGATGGTAAATTTTTAACGCGTTCTTGCAATTCTTTATCCTTTTCTTTTTGAATTTTTGACAAATTTTTATTAAATTTCTTTAACATTTCCAATTTAATATCTTGTTTTTCGTTGTTGGATTGCTTTCCTGATAATTTGTCTTCCATAAAATCCAATGAAACTAACGCACTATAGTTTAGTTTTTTTGGATTTATCATATCTAAAAAATCTTTAATTGAAAAATCCGCAACATCTTTATTTTTGGATTCAGGCAATTCTACTTGTAAAATTGTTGCCAACAATACTTCCAATGGTTTCTTTTTTTTAATTATTTCTCGGATATCTGGTTTCTCATAATCAGTATCAGACAATTTATTTATAATATTATTTGCTAATTTTATAATATTCCCTCCATTTTTATATTTGGTAATAATATCAGGAAAAATTGTTCCATCTGCATTATCAAATATATGTTTCATTAAATTTTGATCAGTGTTTTCTAATTTGTATCCCTGTTTAAAATTCAACAAATCATTTTTGATCTCTTCATCCATATATATGCCCTCTTTTATGGCATGTTCTATTATTGTTCCTATTTTATCCTCTACTGTAATTGCAATTTTTTTATTATTTAATTTGTTTATTAGATTTAATAAAAATTCATCAAACTTATTAACTTTATTAACTTCGTTAAATTTGTGTTGTCTGGTATCAACATTTAATTCATTATACAATTTAACTTTTAATTCTGTAGATATATCCATAAGAAGATTAAATACATTATTTTTTGTTAGTGTTTCATTACTAACATCATTTAATTCAATATTATATCCATGTTTATTTAAATCAACCAATCGATGTTCATTTTTAGATGCCAAAATACTTAGAAAAAGATTTGATAAAATTACGTTAACATATTTATCAACATAATTTTGTATAATCACATTAGTGTCATACATTATCACAAGTGACATTATCATATTTTTACTAATACGTTTTCCTAATATTTTCGGTTCTCCAGTAAATGTCTCCTGAAAAACTTCACTTGTGGCATTATCTACAGTATTTCCTATTAACTTGGACAAAATACTTTCGTGAAATTGGTTTATACGATGTACACGTTCAAGTTTTTTTATATCTTGATAATTATCTTCTATAAAACTTCTTATTTTCACAGATGATATATTATTTCCTTCAATTTTATTAGATATAAAAGAAATAATTCGATCATATACACCTATTTCCTTTAATCGTTTGAAATATTCGTTTCTGGTTAATGTATTAACCTTCTCCATTTTTTTATTTTTAAATATGAAATAGTGATTAAATATATTAAAAAAATAGCTATTCAATAAATCCTTTTTATCTTCTAAATAAATGTCCAATACAACTTCTTCATCATCACTACTGTCCGAAGGGAAAAATTTTTCTCCGTCATCACTCATTTATTAAATGAATGCAATAAAATAACAAAATTTTATTGTTGTTTGTGTAAGATTTCTAAATATAAGTAAATGTCTATTCATTGTTTGTTGTTTATTTAATGTTCATATATTTTACAAAATAGACTTGTGCCGTCATCCATGATCTCATTAAATCCTATTTTGTAATCATTATACACATCTAAACATGTCAAATAATATGGTTTATCTTTAAAAATCTCATGTGAATATTCTCTGCTCCGATATGGTCTAGCCATTAAATAGTCGTCTACACCTTTTGAATCGTCTGAAGTTTTTTTACAAGCCCAATCATGTATCAATTTATAATTTTCCAATGTCGTGTAATCGAATGACCCCATTTTAGAATCTCGTATAATTTGTATACCATGTTCCTTTTTCGTATCCATAGAATTTTCCGGTCCGATAATTATTTTAAAATCTACGTCGAAACAAAATCCTAAGGGGTCATAGACAAATTTGACTGTGTGTCCCAATTTTTTTATAACTAAATCTTTCAAATCTATGCCGTATTCATAATTATTAGCATGAATAAAACAGTTAAGAATGATATGTACTTTGTTGTAAAAATCATTTTTGAAAATTACTTCATGCAAATAATCGTCAAACAAAGTTTCGGTTGGGGATTCAAAAACAACACATTTATATTTTGTCATGAAATTTTTATTAGAAGAACACTCGTAACCTTTAAAAAATGTATCCAAAAATACGTCTTCTTCGTAGTCTTCCACATCTATATCATATATTTTTACGACTTTTGTAGTTTCACAAAAACATTTGAATTTTTTTTGACTGATAAAATCTTCTCTCAATTTACCATTTACATAGGGTGTCAATCTTAATAGTTGATTCGACGAGTCCGAATTATCAACTATAGGATACAATCTTAAACAATAATTTGTTCCTTTAATGTTATATATTAGCTTAGAATTATCATCTTTGTGCATTAAATCATATTCATATTTTAACATGTTAAATTTGTTAATGTGGTTCATAGTGTTCATTTATTAAATAGAGTTTCTCTTAAATGGGTTAGTTGGTTTGGATATAATTAATTTTATATTTATCAAATAGTTTTACATTTGTAAAATATTTGTGAGGATCTTTTACCATATCATAAACGTATGTGGATGGCGTCCCAGTTTAAAGGTAATTATTGAATTATAATGTTGTTTAACAATTCGTCACCAGTAAAAATTTTTTTAGTGCCATCCTCTTGGGTGAATTCTATGTCTGGTAGTTTGGCAGTTTCCCAACTTAATTTCATTAAATCATCTGTCCAAGGCCCAATATCACTTTTCTTTCCAACCCTTTTAATCTGTTCTTTTGTCTGATTGTTATAAAATACAGAAATTATAATATTTTCATCGGTTTTATCTTTCAAACAATACCACAAAATATTGTTATCTTTTGGATTAGTCATCATCTTCAAACATTCCATTTATCATTCTTTATACTTATAAAAATTAATATAATTTTTATTCAATTATTTACTATATATTTTAATCAGATAGTTTAATATCATCGTCATCTTCGTCATCTTCGTCATCTTCGTCCTCCTTTTCATCATCTGTTGGGATCTTTTCATCAACCTTATCGTCTTTTACTTCTTCATCTTCATCATACAAATATTCGTATAGATTGGTTAGTTTCTTATCACTGACTGTATTGTAGGTTACAGAAATTTTCTTATCATCAACCTTAATCACACCATATTTTGACGTTTCAGTTTTTGGTGCATTGACTCTTTTAATAAATTTGAGCGTTTCCAAATTAAGAACTTTATCGTCTTCTTTTTTGAATGTTTGAAATTTTTCGTATTTCTTCATAAAAAGTGATAAGGAATCTGGTTTTTTGGCATCCTTTTTGGGTGTCTTTTTTGGATCGGATTTTTTCTTTGAATCTCCACTCTTAGAATTGCTGAGATTAGCAGTAAATTCTCCTAATTCATTTTCAGACATATTTGAAACGAATAAATCAGTAAATAAACCGATATCCTTTATAATATTTTTTTTTGCTTTATTAATACTATCGTCAACCAATTTGGTAATATATGCATCTAGTTTTTCAAAATTCTGACTTTGTTTATCTGTGAATTGATTTGCCATTTGTTGTTGATAACTTTCTTTTTGATTTTTAAATTTTTAGATTGTTTTAGATTTCTTATTTATAAATTTTATATTAAATTAAACTTATTATGGTTTATATTACAGCTTAATTGTAATAACTTATTAATTATAAATATTGTATTTAAGTTTTCAATAAATCAAAAAACATTGTCCCAAGTTTAGCCGGGGTGCCCAAAAACACACTTGATTCCACACTTTTACAATTATCTACAGCATCCACTAAAGAATAATTTGTAAATTTTTTAATTTCTCGTTCATATAACGCATTTGTTAAAATGCTAGAATAATTATTTATGGATGTTATTTTTCCGGTATGTGTCAAAGCATCACAGATAAAGTGTATATATCTTCTGTCTATATCTGCTCCATCAAAAACTAATACTGCCAATATTTCCGAATATAGTACTTGTCTGGCTGCTTCGACACCAAATGCTTCATAAACCACAAATATGTCATCCGATGTTATACTTTTTTTATCTATAAAAGGTATATTTAAAACATTTGAAATTTTAGAATTCCTAAATGAAAATTCTATATGCGACAATTCTGAATTAAATACCAATTTGCATCTATCCAACTCTTGGATAAAATTGTCGTTCAGCTCTAAATCTAAAAAAATATTATTTTGTAAAATAAGCTGTTTGATATCTGTTTCTGTTGTATCAATATAAATTGTATCCTCAATTTTATACCAATTGTGTTTTTCAGAACTTATTAGTTTATATCCCCCAAATTCTCCTAATTTATTTTCATCCAAAACATACACAAATCTGATTGTTTTATTATCACAATTACACAAAAAAATCGAATGACCAGCCACACATTCTATGGCAGAATAAGAGATTATATTTTTTAATTTAATACTTCTAACACTATTTAATAAAAAATTACATCGATCTTCCATTGATAATTTTAAAATTGTTTTAATTTTATTACTAAGAGCATGTGTATATGCATTTCTGAGCATATTATAAATTTCGTCATTTGTATATCCATAAATTGTATATTCTTTGGATTTATTTGTTCTATTCATAAGTTGATTCATTCTAATAATTCCACTGTTGATATTTCTAGATTTTATTCCAGAGTGATGAAATGATTTTAACAAAAGTTGTGACATTATTTCTCCAAAATTTGTACTTGTAATTAGCCCAACCGGTGCACCCGGTTCCATCATTCTACTCAACAATATACCATTCAATTTAAGAGTAATATCAGATATATTATTTTCTAAATGTTTTTTGTCTTCGTTAAAATAATGTAATGGGATACTTTTTATAATTTTATCTTTTAAATTATCCATTATTAAATTTGGTTTATTTAATCCCAAAACGACATTCTGCATGCTCTGTATGAAACTTTCTCTGGTAAAACATTTTATTTTATTAAAATCATGTTTATTTAGATAACATTTTTTAAATTTATTGTGTATGTTTTCCGATGGTAACATTTGGATATTCATACCATCTACACCAAACAAAAATGAAATTATGTTATTAGAAGATATATCTCTAATTGTCTTATCATGCGCAATTAAGTAGTTTTCTAATGTTTTTGATAATTTTTTAAATGTATATCCTATATCGGCAACTTTTGTTACAGAATCTCCTACACCTCGTCTCCCAGCTTTACAATGGAACATATTTGAGCTCTTTTTCAGCCCCTCTGCAAATGATTCAACAATAAATCCTTTAGATATCGATGTATTCAGATCAATGAGCGTTGATTCTTTGTCTACGATATCATTTCGATCAAAATACACCATTGTGCGACCTGTTCTCATCTCATTTTCTATTAGCCCACCATCCAATGACTGTTGTCCTATTAATCGTTTAATTTGCGTGGCATTTGTAAGCGTTGCTTTGGCGCCACTTTGTATCATCATTTCCAAATTAGAGTTATCCGAGAATTTTGGACTTTGTTCTGTTAATATAGTATCTGGATTAATTTTGGAATCTAATTTTATTTTATCTGGGCGACAATCGTCTAAACCAATTGTAAATCCATATTTTGATAAAAAAAAATTAGTCATATATTGGATGTTATCGATAAACGAACAAGTTTTAGATTTTCCTATATCATAATAATAAAAGTGTAAAATAGATTTAATTCCAGAACATAAAATGGTTTTATCTAAATATTTTGGACTTTTCTCAATATTGATTATACCCCCCTCTATACAAAATTCATCATTTAATTCATAATAAAATGACTCATCAAATAATAATGATATACAAAAATTCCCTATATTTATACTTTGGTTATTTATTTTTTTCCAAGATTCAATTTTTTTTTCATATTGGTCTATGGACATATCTATAATCATTGTCATATCCATAAGAAATTCACTAGATATATATTTTTGCATAGAGAGCAAATAAGTTCCAAGAATTGCATCTTGAACGGGAGTTATAAGTGGTGTTCCTTTTTGTGAAGATATAATCATTTCGCCAGGAGACATTAATAGTATACACTCTACTGCTGCTGCAATATCTTGTATAATATGTAAATTAGATTCGTCACCATCAAAATCTGCATTTAATGGTGGTGTGCACGGCAAAACCAATCTTAATGTATTACAATCATTGATAATTTTCACTCTCATGGCTATAATAGATTCTGGTCTTAAAGAAGGTTGTCTATTGAATAACACAATATCGCCATCTTCTAGAGGTTTATCTATCCACAAATATTGCGGATCTACGTCTCCCAAATGTTTTAAAACCCTTTCTATTGAAGTTACTAAAGGTCTGTAAATTTTACCAGTTTGTTTATTATATATACGTAATACTTTAACATTATATTTAAGGATAAAATCTTTTATTTTAACAATTCCGTCATCTATTCTATAATCTCCAACCGAAAATAATAAAATTGGTATTGTATTTTTGGATGCCATTTTTGCGGGTATCCCAACATATCCTAATCGTCCTGATGGATAACCAGTAATTGTTGCTCTTGACGAATGATTGACTCTTCTACCATTAATTCCGCTAGTTATTAGACCATTTTTTTTTTGTAATCTGTCTTGCAATGATTGGGGTATTTTTGATGAATTTGGCAGGGGTTTCTTTTTTTTTTGGGTCAATAGCATTTCGATTTTACTATAACATTCTTTTTGAACCAATCGTTTATCTTCCTTTTTGATCTTAAGCAATGAATTATAAATTGTAGATGTGTCATTTTGATAAGCTTGGTTATTTTTTGGAAAATAAGGCCTTACACATGGTGGAATAACTATAAAATTATTTGTGATTAGTATATTTTTGGTAAATCTACATCTCCTTTTCATTATACATTCATCAACCCATTTTTTAATAGTTGTTATACATATAACTGTTTTTGAAAGTGTATCAAAAAATTCTGTTTCCCAATAATGATCATTATTATTTTTTCGTTCAATAATAGTAACATATTTACCCTTTGTACATGTTAAACAATTATATAATATTTGTCCAAATGTATCTTTAACTGATGATTTATTTAACAAACTTTTTTTTATAGGACCAGGTTCAAAACATGTTGTACAAATGTTTGTAAGTATATTGCAAATTATTTTCCCAAAAGATGGTAAATAATAAGGAACAGACATATTTATAAAACCGTAACCTCCAGTACAATAAATATTATTGTTTGTACAAACTAAACATTTTTTTGTATTTTCACATACACCCATACTATTATCATAAATTGTTTTGTCAACGCAACCCCCATATGGCAATTTTACTTCAACTTCTGAAATTTTTTTAATTTCTTCATCGTCCAAGCGCGTTATCAATACATGATCTACTATTCCTTCCATTGTATGTAGTTCGAATGTTAAATAAAATAATTTTTTCATATAATTTTAGTTTTGGAAATAAACAGTATATAAAATTTTTTTAAATACAAATATTTTAAACTTACAACAATGTTAAAACTTTTTACTTTTATGTGTGTTATTATACTGGCGAATTCTTTAAACACGAATAATATATGCGAAATTTGTGTTAATTATATCAAACAAACATCATCTTTTGATATTCCCAACAGAATATTTTGAACTAGATTACTCAATAAACATTCACATTGCTGAAATATATTTAATCAAATTTAAATTATTTTCTTGTATTCAAAAAGATTTTTAACAAAAAATAATGGATTGAGTAAATAAAATAATTATTTTAAATATAATTAATTTGATAAAATATTAACATCTAAATAAATTTTTGTTTTTAAAAATGGCAAGTAACAGTATTAACGACTATGGTCCAAAAATGTGGTACTTGATACACACTTTTGCCGGAAAATATAGTTTTATTCATTCACAAAACTATATAACGTTTATAAAGACGTTAAGTAATCTAATGCCTTGCTTCAATTGTAGACTGCATTTTAAAAAAATTCTAAAAGAACATCCGGTCGAACAACATATGCATTCTAAACACAAATTATTATATTGGACTTTTGTGGTCCACAATATTGTAAATGAAAGATTGGGAAAGAAATTAAAAAAATACTCTCCAGTCGAATCATATTATATATGTAAAAACAGAGATCGAGAGGTGGATATTACAAATCATTTATGGGGTGTTTTATTTACGTTGGCTTATTCTAATAATAAACATAGGCTAGAATTTATGAAATTTTTTAGAGCAACATTAAATATGTTAGAACCTTATCATCGGGATCCCATAGAACAAGCTTTAATTAATATTGGTAATAATCCAAAACTTAGTTTAGAAAAATTAGTATACAATATATACAAAACTGTTGAAAATAGACCACATAAATTTAATACTTTGGATAGTTTTTATAAAAATGCCGGTTGTACTTTATAAATAAAAAAAAATTATAAAATAATTGGCTAATATTTAAATAATCCAAATTTTACAATGCCTAAACGGTTTTCTAATGGAGGAAATGGCCGCTCAAACAAAGAGATGGCATCAAAGCAAACTTTAGATACAGGGTCTGGTCTGTCGAATCATTATAAATATCTTTTGGCAGATATAAACGACCGAAATTCCTTTGAAGAATTTTGTGAAAATATTTATTCATTGGAACATGCGGATGTTATTGCAAAAGTTTTAATTAAACAAAATAAATATGAATCTTTTTTTGAAATATTTAAAGATTCAATTAAACAAAATGGAATTGTGTTTACAACCAAATTATTAAACAATTATGATAAAAAGTTAAAATTGCACAAAAAAAATAACATGTAGTTTTATAATTGTATCAATATAGTTTCACTAAATTAATTTAAAATTAATTTAAATAATACACACGACATAAATATTTTAATAAAAAAAAAATCCTGTTGGGGATGCTTTGTTATACCCAACATATTTTTTGAGAAAACATTAATTTAATTAAATTGTATATTTTGCATGTTGCAAAATAAATCAAATCTATTTATTGCATATTTCATTATTTTCGTTAATTTCAATCTTATCAAACATATCACAATAATGATCATACAATTTTAACGTTAAATTTGGAAATGTCACCAATATTTTATCTTTCTGTATATGGTCTACCATAGAATTTTCTTCAATCAATTTAATTATTTCTGTTATATTTTTTGATTCTGGTGTACTCATAGGACAGCAAAAATTACAAAAAGAAATTTTTGCATTTTCGCTACCCCCATCTTTATATATTAAAAGCGCATGCATTTTTTCTTCTGATTTGAAAAAATACACTTTTTTACTACTATACTTAATATCGTTCCAAAGATTATCCGAATTCATTTTACAATTTAAAACTAATTTATAAAATAAATTTTTTATATTATAAACAAATATTTAATCATATGTTGAATTGTGTATAAATTTATCAACAACTGATGGCATTTTTTCTATTTTATAAATATCTGTGTGACCATTTATCACAAATTCATCAAAAATAGCCAAATGTACATTTTTATTGTGTAATTTTATTATTCGAAATAAATCTATAGTTGATTCCAATGGAACCATATAATCATATGTTGAATGCATTATTAAAATTGGGATATTTTTTTTAGAGTTCTCAGAAACCATTTCTTGTTCTATAACAAGATCCAATATCCATTGTTTGACATAAGAAAGTCCATTAAAACTGTTAAAAGGGTTTTCTAATATAACGGCCGTCGGATATGTATCTTCAAGTGTATTTATCAAATTTAAAACTACCGATGATCCTAAAGAATGTCCCCATAGTATAATATTACTATTTGGCGAAACTAGATTATAATAATCATAAACTGATTTAATATCCAATAATGATCCATCTTTGGTGATTGTATCGGGAAACATTTCAGTATAATCGAACGTTATAATATGATAATTTGACGTTTGTAAAACTTCATATAATCCAACTCTATGATAAAATAGTTTGGTAAACAAAAGACCATGTACATATATTATTATAGGATAATTCAAAGATAACGTTTGAATAAAAGAATCTTTTGTTTGTTCAATATTGGTGAGATTTTTGGGAAGAACGTGTAAAATATTTATATTGTGACCATTTATTGATATGTTATAATCTATTGTATTGTCTAATTCGGTATCATCATCATCATCATTCTGAAAAACAAAATTTTCTTTTGAATTTGGTGCTGAAATTTGAGACTGTAAAGTCCACAATAAAATAAAACTCGATATAACACCCAAAAAAATCACAATTATAATTATCATTTTATAATTTGTATATTAAGTTTTATTTCTATTACGAAGATAATCGAAAAACACCAGATATGTCATCTGAACTTGGATATCCGTCGGAATATTTTGTATATGATGTTGAGCTGCCAAAGGGATTTGGTCTTTTGGATTTTGTTGATTTTTTTGAACGTCTCTTTGATCTTTTATAAGTTTTTCTTATACGTTTTGAACTTTTTTTGGAAGGCAACTGTACTGACGAAAATTTCCGTGTTAATTTTTTTACTCTAGATGTCTGTTTGGTAGTTTTTTTTGGTGTAAAACTTCCAACTTTAGTTGGCTTGGTTGATAATTTTAAAGATCTTGACCGTTTAGAAGATTGTTTATTTGTAACATGTTTTTTGGCCTTTTTATTTAAAAATGTTTCACAATTAATTGTATCATTTTTATCAACAATATAACTCTTATAAACTAATTCATAACCTTTTTGTAAAGCTTCCAAAGCAAGACTTATAAATTTTAAATCTAATTCTTCCTGCTCTTTATCATTTTGATTAGATTTTCCTATCATTTTGCCATGTTTACCAAAATCCAAATTACCTCGAACTATTGCGTGCTTTAATGCTAAAATATCATATTCACAAAGATGAACATATACTTTAAGTTTATTTTTGTTAACTCCTTCACTATATCTTGCATTCTGTAATTTTTGCATCCAGTAATGGATAGCAGGATGTTGTCTCCAACATACCAAACATTGCATTTGATGAGAATCTGTTTTGGATGAACGGTAATTTACTCTTTGTTCTAAAACCTTTTCATCCACCATATTTATTGTTTTGAAATAAAATTGATTTGATATGTAAATCATTCTTCAATAAAATTTCTTAATTTTATAGTATAATAATATTCTATTAGAAATATAGGTATAAGATACACAAAAGCATTTGGGTTCATAAAAAAAGATAAAATAAAGGTTATTCCAATCACAAAACTATTTACATATATGAGTATTTTGATGTTTTTTGTATAAACTAATATATTTCTTAGTATAAAATATACCAAAAAAAATAAACTGACATCTTGACCAAATTTACAGATTGGTCGAATACTTATATTTGAACGAGATATAGGATGTTTAAAATAATCTATATCTTTTAAATAAGATAACATTGGATGATTAAATACAAATTTGGTTTTAAAATAGTTAAACATATAAATAAGATATGCCGATTCTATTGAAGAAATCAATAAAAGTTTAATCATTTATTTAGTGAGATAAGAAAATCTATAATTTTCTTTGTTTAAACCTATTCTAACAAAAAATTAACTATTTTGGTAAATAAGTTTGTTCAAATTTATGTTATTGTTTTATAATATTTCTTAACATCTTCATCTACTATGATAGATTTTTTGTCAAAATTTATAATATATAGACCATCTAAATTTTTAATTCTACTCAACGCAACATATAATTGTCCATGTATAAAACAATCTTTTAGATCTATAACAGCATTTTCTAACGTCATTCCCTGGCTTTTATGAATAGATAAAGCATACGCAAGTTTAAGAGGTATTTGGGATATACGTTTAGTTTTGTCCTTTGATGTCCAAATAAATTTTTGAATGGTCTCTGTTATTCCGTTCTCAAACTCCACAATTGGCAAATCCCCCATAAATCCCTTTACTATTCCAACGCTCCCATTTATAAGACCCCGTTCTTGGTCCAAATTAATCAACAAAATAACCTTACACCTTTTACACAATTTTAAAATATTAGGTATAAGAGTGAAATTTGTTGTATTGTGTAAATCCATATGATATGTTTTGATTTCATTAAGGTTTGATATTTCCTTAAATTTTATCGTATTTATCGCATCGACTTCCTTATTTCTGGGAAACAGATACAATTTATCATCTAATTTATGCGTTTTGTCGATAAGTTTACTATTAAGTATAGAAATAACATCTTCATCTATTTCACCTATTCTTACTTTATTTAATAGGTTTATGTATTTTTGGTCTGTTTGTCTATATATTTTATTCATATTGACGGGTTTTAATAGACTCCAATATTTAGATTTAAATGCATAGTCTCCTTTGACGGGCGGAAGTTGAAAAAAATCACCCAAACATATTACTCGAATCCCACCAAAAGGCAATGTAGACCGTTTTGTATAGCACAGAATATTATGTATGGTATCAAATAAATTAGAACTTATCATAGATATTTCGTCAATAATTAAAATATCAAGTATTCTTAGATCTACCAATTTTTGTTTAAACTTAAAACTGGCTACTATTTGTTCTACATCTGTATCTACTCCCATCCCCAAAAAACTATGTACTGTAATTCCTCCTATGCTAGTCGAACTTATTCCAGTCGACGATGTGATAGCAATATTTAGACCTTCGTTAGATTTAACTATTTCTTTAATTAGATAAGATTTGCCGGAACCTGCCGGCCCGTTTACGAAAACACACTTATGAGAGTTTATAAATTCAAGGACATCATCCGTCATTTTCAATTTCCATGACAAGCTAATTTATAAATTTTTAAGAACATCACCAGCATAATTTTATTTTTAAACTTTTATTAAATATATTCATTAGTTTTATAAGATTCTCGAATGTAAAAAACAAAAATAAATGTTCATTGTTGAAATAAAAAATTGAAAATAAAAAAATATATTCCAGATATGTATCAGAAATATTTTTAATTTCTATTTAATTTTTTAAAAACAGATCAAAGATGGTATATTTGAACTCACATCGTTCTCCATTGTATCCATCAGCACATTCACAATAATTTCCATGCAATTCTAATATAAAACATTTTCCACCATTTAAACAATACACATTATTTATGAATTTGGGGTTGCATCTAATAGGAAAAATTAAAGATTTCTTGTCGATATATTTCCCAACAAATTCGGCATTTTGTGTATTTAAAATTTTATTTGGGTGTTTATATATATAAACGCCTAAACATACACCAAATAAAATTAAACCTAGGCCAAAAATGACCAGGAAAAATCTGAGATTTTTCTCCAGGAAAAATCTGAGATTTTTCTCCAGGAAAAATCTCGGATTTTTCTCCAGGAAAAATCGATGTTCCGAACATTTAAATTCCATTAGAATTTAAAACACGTATGTTGTACAATTTAATAAATTTTTTATCCAACATAAGGTTTATATTTAGAACACAATGTAAATAAACTTAAAATATGTTTATAACTAATATCGTTATAAGTATTGTATTTTTCGACCAATTCGTTCATTCCATTTTCAGTTTTTAACTCTTTTAAACATTTGACAAAACCATAATCTTTCAAACCGCATGTTTTATAGTCTGTGCCCATCATAATACATAAACATTTAAATGATGTCTCATCTATCTCCAAAGATTTATAAATATCCTGAATATGAATAAGTATACATGTGTGTTCTTTTACTGATCTTAATGTTCGCACTGCTCCATACATGAATACATCACTATCTTCACTCATTACATAATCTACTTTGTTATCATTTAACAACGAACAACATAAATTTTCTCCTTCTCCGTCAGCCTCGTAAACAGAGAATCCATTTTCATATATTTTGTGTTTTATTATTCTTATGTCATTGTAACTTAAAGTTTTAATATTTGGGGGTTCATATAGATTTTTTTGATACCAAGATATAAGAATATCGGGAAATTTCTCTTTTAATTTTGTGTATTTTTTTTCTTTGTATAATACATATTGGATATATGTATCCTTTTCTGGAATAGGTTTTTGTGAATATTTATCTTTAATTTTTTGATATATTTCTGCTATATTTTCAATAATTTTATCTTCGTTATCAACTAATCCGTACTCATTAACCAATTTCATATAATCTCCGCAATAAAATGCATATAAATCATCAAATTGAGTATATCGTTTCCGTCTTTCCATACATTCCGCCTTTTCTTTTGGTTTATTTTTACCATCAAAAATACATATTGTTTCTATGTTTAATTTTCTAAAATTTTTTAAAAAAGATATCAATTTTCGTTCTGTTATTTTAGGATCTCTTCCATATCTATGAAAGAAATTAAATATGTAAATCAGAATATCTATAGCTATTCTTTTATTTTGCAATTGGTTGTAATAGATTGTTGTACCAACATTTCGCAAGAACATATTACAATTGTTTATGCCCATTATCTTTATTTAATATTACCTTTTTGTATATCACAAAATCAATTTTAATATATCATATAAAAAATTGATTTTTTGTATATCATAAAATTAATTTTAATATATCATGAATCGTTGCCAAAATTGTAATTATAAAGGTGTCCCCGATCTAGAAGACCCCCAAAATCACTTTAACTTTGCATATAAAAATAAACAAATATGTCCCAAAGAACTAGAAACAATTGGTAATACGAATAAATTAAAGCTTGTAGTGGATCTACAGGAAAAACAAAACATGAGCAACCAACCCAAAAAATCTAACATAATTGGTAAAATATTATCAAGTATGTTGTAAACATAACAAAATAATACATATAATATGTATTATAAAAATATTATTGAACATATATATCTCTGGTATCACCAGATGGATCTTATCCACTTAATTGTTTAACACCTCTCATAGTGGCCCGTTCAATCTCTCTGGGATATGTTTTGTAATAAAATTCACTATCACTTTTAAAAATGTTGTATTTTTTTTCACCAACAATTTCTTTAATTTTATCGATATCTTGTTGATAGACAACAATAGTTGTATGTATTAAAGAAAACTCTTCTTTGGTTAATCTTGGTTCTACTATTAAATCAATTGGGATATCTGGGACATCAATTTTAATATTTTCGGTTCGTTTAACAATATTTTTATTTATTGCATCATCCAATACAAAATAGTTGGTTAAAAAATTATTATAATTGTGTATCAAATAAATTTTTAAAACTATTCTTTCAACATCAAATGTTTTAGAAATTATTTCCGAAATATTTTCATGATCGATATGTTTCAATACATAAGATTTATAACTATTCATTTTCAACATAGGCTTATCTATGAGTTTTTTTACATCATAGTTGTCCAAAAAATATAAGAATTCTTCTCGAAATTGCTCCATTTATTAAATTTATTATAATAATATATTTTGCTTAAATAAAAAAATTTTTCATTAACAATAAAATTTATAATACTATATCAGAAGCATTTTTTTGAAGTATTTTGGTAAATTTATTATAATCATTTTTTAAAATTTCAAAATCTATACCATTTCCAGACATAATTACATTATTAGGAAAAACCATAAAAGATGTACCCGTTCTATCAAATTCTTGTTTTTTAATTTTACATAAAACGTCTTTGATAAAGACTACAAAATTATTGGGAGACAAAATACACAAAATTATTGCTGTTCTGTTTTTTACATCATTTAATAATTTAATGTTAACGCAATGTTGTCCTGTGGGCTCATAATAAGATAATATATTTCCATCTTTTATATTATTAAATATAGTATTAACTTTTACTTTATTTAGTGTTCTAGAAAATCTGAAGGGGATATTCATCATTTCATTCGTAAAAACAAATACTGGTGTTTTATCGGAAGGAAGTTTCAAAGAATCCAAAAACGGATTTATTATTTGTTTTGTTCTTTCATTAACATATTGCCATAAAATAGCCATAACAAAAACACTATCATTATTGTTTTTACATCCAGCCATTTTTAGTCTACCATTCTCAAACATCATAATATTTATGTAATATCCCTTGTTGATGAAAATCTTAAAACTAATTTGGTTATTGAATCCCAATTTATCTGTTTTGGAAGTTTTTATTCCACTCCAAAAATCATTATATCGTATATATACTATTGTTCCAGGCGTGAAGCTGTTTTCATATTTTGAACAATCTTTCTCTACAAGTTGTTTGTTCAATATATTCTGAGTATTTTTAAATTGATAATAACAATTTTTATTAACACAATTGTTATTTTTGATGATATGTTTAAAATATACAATTATATTTTTTAAATCAAAATTTATATTAGATTCTACATTGACCGTAATAGTTGACGGAATAAGTACATTGAAATTATTAAACTCCATAAATCTTTAAAAATCAATATATTAATATCCTTTATTAAATTTTTAGTGCTTAATAACTATTGTTATATTTTTAGAAAGCGCCACAGTTTTTAAGTTTTCTTAAAGTTTGAGAGTTCAACAAGGGGGATATTTTCCGATACTGGATATTTGTTTCCCATTTTAGTAAACCAAAATAGGGCAACTACAGCTAATGTTAAAACAACAATCAAATATATAGTTGCATTGTCAAATTTCTGTTTCAAACTTTCATCTGCTTCGTCCCCAGGATATTGGAATATTGTAATAAAAAGCGCAATAATTAATATTCCTATAACAACATTTAGATAATTTTTCATTTATTATAAATTAATTTATTGCCTAAATTTTTTTATAAGTGATCATACAAAAAATTTATATATATTATATAATACATAACAGATAAAAAATGAACATTGTAGATATTAATTTAATATCACAAACTGCGTTAAATATTTGTGTATTACCAATGATTGCATATTTAACGTTATTTATTCGTGAAGAATATTATAAATTGAAAATAATCAAAGGCGATTGAAATTATATATTTGTTATTATCAATAACAAATTATACTGAAACTGTTCCGGTAAAAAATCGAAGATTTTTCGCCAGGAAAAATCGAAGATTTTTCGCCAGGAAAAATCGAAGATTTTTCGCCAGGAAAAATCGAAGATTTTTCGCCAGGA